ACATAGACCTAACAAATGTAATTGAACTAACAGATGAAACCAACCTACAAGGTGAAATAGCCTGTGCAGGTGGAACATGTGAAATCTAATACAATTTGTATTAGTAAATAAAGGGTAGCACGACCTTATATAAATCTGATAAAAGTCAGGTTTTTTCAAAAAGTGCAAAAAAGAAGAAGTGATAGAATGAGCGAAAGCAAGGATTATGAAAGCGAAGAAAAATATGAAGTGATAAGGGTAACTTCTTTGAAATCAAACGGTAGCGTTTGGACAAAGCAGTACGATAATGAAATTGATTGGAATAAGGTAGTACCAATGTTGCTATCTAAGTTTCCTCATATTTTATTGAGTAAGCAAACATTGAAGCAAGACCCACTAACACACTTAATGAATATGGAGTGATTGAAATGCAAATGAAAGGAAAGAAAGCAGTAGAATTTAGATTGATAGAGAGCGAAGATTTACCACCTGTGGTAATTAAAAGGAACGAAACAGATAATGGTTGTGTAATTGTACTAAACCGAGCACATACTATTTGGCTTAGTTTGAATAGAAGTACAATTCCTGGAATTACACAAAGTTTAGCCGAAAAATTAAACCAATTGTGTGATGGATATTTAGAACAGCAACTGTTTAATTCAGAAATGGAGTGATTGAGATGGAAGATTTTATTGGACATTATATTGAAGGCGAACATAAGCAAGAAATTAACATCAAAAGTGGTGCTTTGAATCAAGCACTAATTAGAAGATTGACAGAAATTAGCGTTTCTGATGATTGGGATGTAGCAAAACATGAATGGAGAGCAACAGGACAAGTATGGTATAGACCTTTAAGATATGAAGGTACTAATATTCAACAATTACCTGCACCTCATGGAGATAATCATCCTAATTATTGTGTATGTGGACATCCAATTGCTTGGCATTTTGAAGTTGAGAATACCGAAAACAATACTTTGGAGATTCTTGGTAGTGAACATATTACTAATTGGATGATTATTCGCCACTTGAAAGAAAACAAAGGTATTCCTGAAGATGCAATTACTGAAGAGAAGATAATTGAATGGATGAAAGAGGCAGTTAAAACTATGAAAGCCGAATGGTGGTGGAAAGAAAATGGTGAAGATTGGGAAGAAATGTTTAATGAAGTTAAGGATTTAGATATTAGAATTAATGTCCGTTCAAAAGGTAAATATTACGACCACTCTACTAAAAGATATGAACCACACATGACTATTGCTAAAACAAGGACTAATTCATTAGGTAAAATGGCTTCTGTTGTTTGGCGTTGGAATCACCCTGATAATCCAAGAAGACAAATTGATACAAGAGGTTATCCTAATGAACAATTATGGAGAGATGTTCAATTACTATTTGCTAAATCACAAAAGTTTGAAAAGTTTTTAGATGAAAAGATGGAAGAGGTTGAACAAAGAAAAGCGTATGTCCGTGAACAAAATCAAAAGGCTATGGAAATTGCTGAAGAACGAAGGGAGAGAATTAAAGAGGAGGCTAACAGAATTAGAGCCGAAACAAAAAGAGAATATGATAATACAGCATTAGCAGAAGCCTGTGAGTATTATGATATTCCTGTATTTTCAGTAGAAGATGCAAAGAATGATTGGGAACGAAGATTCTTGAATGATATGTCTAACAGAATTATTAGAAAGCAAACACTTTCTGTTAATCAGTTAAATGCACTATTAAGAATTATTGCACCTGCATTAGATGAAACACCTGCATCTGATAAACAACTAAGATATATTAAAAAATTAGGTGGAGAAGTTACAGAAAACATGACAAAAAGCCAAGCAAGTGATTTGATTGGAGAATTATTAAGGAGAAATTAAAATGGGAGAAGCAGTATTTAGAATTAGACATGCAAGTGATGATAGAAACTCTATCTTAGAAACTAAACTAACATCATCAGCATTTATGAGAGATAGAACAATTGATATTTGGGCACAAAGACAACGCCAAAATATTTCAAAAGAACCTACAATTGAGAGTATTCACAATGCTCTTAAGAATACACTAAGAGTAAATCATCTTGTTAGAACAAGCGAGAAGTCAAGTATCTTTATGAGAGTAGGTAATTGTAAGTATCTTATTAACATGAGAAAGGTAGGTAATAGATATATGGCAAATGGTGAGTTTGCTAATCTTGATACTATCATGAAAGCCATTAGTAGAACCATTATGCGTTCCGCTTATATTAATGGAGAAGGAGAAGAAGCACAAGAAGCATTAGATGATTATTTCTTTAGATGTATCTATGTTCCTGAAAATGTATCTTATGCTATGGAAAATAGAGTACCATACAAATTCTTTGAAAGGACAAATGAAGGTGTTAAAGAAAGAAATACCCGTTTGTCTTTGATGAGAATTGCTGAGGATAACTATGCACTTGAAATTAGTAGCGGTGTATGGGGAGAAATTAAGACAAGAGATTTGAATACTTTTATCAATTCCTATCTTTATAATAAAAGAACGGGTAAGTGGTATATGGTTTCACCTGCTGAATTATGGTTTAGAACTGTTGGCGAAAAAGCCACTCCTGCTCAAGTTAAAATTATGAAAGAATTTTTGAAGCAAAATAGGAGAAGCGATTTGGCTGAACAAAGGGCTATGGAATTGTTTAATGATATGGTTAAGAAATACGATGTAGTTACAAAAGGTGTTTATTCAAGAAACGGTGAAGATGTTTTGGCTATGTTTGTTCGTGGTAAATATGCTGATTGGATGATTGTAGATAATCAATCTAAGAGAGGTATTCAAGATGTGAGCACATATGTTCTAACTACAAGAAATACCGAAAATGTAAATCCTGTAATTCCTAATGTAATAAATAATACTGATAAAGAACCTTATTGGGCAGGACCGATTTGTATTGATAATCTTTCAAGTGGTGCTTCTGTTGGCGACCAATTTGCTGCGAGAGCATTTGCTTGTATGAATGATACTATGCTTGTTAAATTAGTTTCTACTGTTAGGCGATATATTCAAGAGCATCAAATTAATCAAGAAGATATAAGGTTGGATTGGGATGCCGTGTGTAAATTGTCAGTCGAAGCACCTGAACTTAAACAAAGAAATTAATCTTCCTGTTTGTTCAGTTTGTGGTTGTATTCAGGCTTATAGAATATATGAGGTTAATGATATTCTACCTAATAAAAAGGTAGTAGTAAATGATTTAACTTTGTTATTAAATGAATACGAGATTGAAGATAGAGATGAAGTTATTAAAAATGACAAATATATTTCTTATACTAATTTGTATTATAGTTATGATAGTGCTGAAAGGGCTGTGGCTATATTATATTACACAATGAGAGATTTAAATAAACCAGCAAATATGCGAACCTACTGTAAATTCTTAGGTTGTAAAGAAACAAGAGTTTCAAGATTAGCAAAAAAGATTGCAAGACATTATTCTAATTCTGGAGTGTTTGGTATAAATGATATTGACGAGTTTTTATCTAATATGGAAATCGAATGTGAGAAAGTTTCTGAAGCGTGTAAAATGTGGAATGAAACTCAAACATTAACAAGAGGCATTATTGCCGCATATGTATATGAATACACACCATATACTCAAAAACAAGTGTGTAAAAAATTTGGAGTTAGTTTGCCAAGATTGAAAAGAAACTTAAGGAAAGTGAGAAGAAATGAGTAAAAGAAATGTAATGATAATTGGTGCAGGTGGAATTGGAAGTTTTCTGATACCGCTTTTGGATAAAGTAGGAATATATGATATTACTGTATATGACCCCGACATTGTTGAGGAAAAGAATATCACATATCAAAACTTTACTAAAGAAGATATTGAAAAGAAAAAGGTTGATGTAATGGATGAAAGATATAATGTATCTGCTAATCCTTATCCTGTTCTAACTGCTAATCAATTGAAAGGATATGATTTAGTTGTATGTTGTGCTGATAACTTAGATATTAGACGCACTATGTATAATTCAAATGTTAAATGGTTAGACCTAAGAGCACAAGCAAGAAACGCTGCTATGATTTCTTTCTTAGAAGATGCTAATTTGTATAATGTATTTACAAGTGGACCTGATGGTTCTTTTAGTTGTCAAGGAGATACTTGGGAAGGAAAACCTGAAGGTGTTAATTTTATGCAAGTTGTAATTGCAGGTTATGGCGCACAATGGATGCAAAGATGGTTTAACGGAGATTATGTTGAAAAGCATTTTAGAATTAACGGGTGATTAAATGGATTATGTTGAATTGATTAGTAACGGTCATATTACTCCTATTATTTGTAATAAGTGTCCAAAAGAAGATAAGGTTGTAGATAGAGAATATTTTAGCGGAACAAGGAGTAAAGAAAATTTCCCTATGTCAATTGCTTTTATGTCGCCTATCTTATCTATTGGTTTAGATTGTACTTGTGATAAGTGTGGTAAAGAAGCAATCCATATGTATATGATTGACCCTTTGGAAAAGCATAACCTTTTTGAGAATACTAATTTTTCGAGAGAAGATTATCCATCAATGTATGAAGTAGATTGGAGTGAGGAAGAATGAGTGAATATAAAGATTATACAAGAGAACAGTTAATTGCTATGTTAGAGGAATCAAATGATATTGTTGATGCAGTATCAAGTTTCTTAGGTGCGACTGTGGTTGCAGATTTATATATGAATCATAGGAGTGAGGAAGAATGAAAACTTTGTTTATAGGAATTATGGGAATGATTGTATTATATTGTATAGGTAGAGTATTGTACCCTGATATACAATATAAACCAATTCAACAAGAGTTAATTAAAATGGAGGAAGAAGAATGAATTTCTTTTATATAGAAACTTGCCCTTTGGCTATTGCTAAAAGTCATAACAATACCCATTGTATAAAGATGATTTTAGAGTATGCACAAATGCTATCTACGACTCATAGGGTTTTAGACCAATACTATGAAGAAGTAAATGGTGAGTATGTGTTTGTACCATTACCTAAAGATATGCAAATTCTTTACAAGATTGCACATCTAAATCACCCAACGACAATTTGGGTTAGAGAATCAGTACAACATTACAATTTTATGTATGCTGTTTGGGAAGCATTGTGTGATGAATATACTTATCGTTATGGTAAAGTGCATGAATCAGATAGTAAATTGAGAGAGTTGTTGAGAAACCCACCATCAAGATTAGAAGATAATGGATTTCAAGAACCACCTCAATGTATGCCTGATGAATTTAAAGTAGAAGGTGATAGTCTTCAAGCCTATCGCAACTTTTACATTCATGATAAAAAATTCAAAGGGTGGAGAAGTAAATATAAGAAAAGAGAAAAACCTGAATGGTTGGTGATATAATGACAGAATGGAAATTAGGAGTAGGAACAGGAAATGCAAAATGTAGGGTATGTGGCAAACTGATTAAAGAAGGTCAGCCAAATATCAAAATAGTCAATTCAAGGATTAGTGGACAAATTCACTCTAATCCTTTTGACTGTGGAAAAGAAAGACAAGAACAATTAGGATTTGAATATATAGGAGATGAAGAAGATGAGTGATGAAATGAAGAATAGAAAGTATTGGGAGTGGTATGCAGACCATAGTAATATCGTAGCATTATGCAGATTTTTACATGATGTAAAAGGTGTAAGTGTAGAAGATTTACTTTATGCTTTGGAGAAACCACATAAATATGAAGATGAATATAGAGAAATGTTAAAACATAATGAGGAGAGTGAAGAATAATGTTTGAATTATACTTTATCAAAATATTAGATGAATACAGAATTATGCCGTTTATTGGCGAATTTATAGGAGAGTGAAAATATGCAAACTTATGATATGAAATGGGAATGGAATGAATGCAAAGAAATGATTAGAGATATGTTTGATGGTGATTATCAAGATGACGAATTCCTAAATACTATTTGGGAAGTATCAACTGTATTACTTAACGGTCTTGAAGTTTCAGTTATTGTAGATGCTGATAATAAACTTTTTATTTCTAAGGGTACTGCAAGTTTTGTAGATTACAAAGATGAAAATGTTGTTGGTATGAAAATTCCTCTTAAGTGTTGGATTCATACTCACCCATTTGGACAAGCATATTTTAGTGGTACAGATTGGAATACTATTAATTCTCAAATGCCTATCCTTAATTCAGCAATTGTACTTGGAGATATGGAGAGAATGAAATGGTGGAAAACACAGAATGGAACACAAAGACTCGCAAAGATGACAATGGAAGAATTGTCAGAAGAAGAGTAAGGAAAATAAGATTTCCCGTATTATCTAATTTAGTAATTACTTGCCCTATATGTAGTGGACAAAAATGTAATGTTTGCAATCAAACAGGGGAGTATGAATTAGAATCAGAACCTTATGTGGAAATACAACAACCTTTGATAATCAAATATATTGTTGATAATATAGAATCAGTATCAAGTGAAATTCAAAGATTGTATGGTAAAACGCCTAATGTAGAAACATATATTGTAACTGATGAATACGAAATAATTAGAGTTGATTCTCTAAGTGGTTCGGTTTGGATTGCCTTGAACCTTAAAAAAGTTGAAAATCCAAAATACTTTTATAACAAGGAGAGTGTAGATAAATGGTTAGTGTAAGAGAAATAAAAAGAATATTTGAAAAGATAGCCCCAGAAAGGCAATTGCCTTTACCTGCGATTATAGAATTTCAAACAAGAGCCGAAAAGATTTTGGAACAGTTTGCTGAATTGTGTAATTTAGAAGCAGGTGGAGATATGACAAAAACAAGATTGACTAAGAATCATGTGAAGTTAGCATCAGTTAATTTCAATGATAGAGTAGTTGAAAGAAAAGAAGAAGAATTAGAATTTGGAGAATGGAATACAGGAGATGATGAAGATGCTATGGAATGAATTTGCAAGAGTTAATGAAGAATTTATAGATATGACACCCACACAAATGGTAAAGTATTTTGATGATAACCCGATGGATAATGTTGAACAAATATTAAACCTATGGGCAAGAAACTATCCTAATAACGGTGCAGGTGAAACAGGATTAATTAAGAGAGTTGCTGATAAATATAATGTTGATGCAGGTACTATTGAAACATTGGTAGAGATACATGGTGGATTAGGCGAAGCAATTGAAACATTATTTGGTGAGGCTGATGGTAATAGAGATATTACAGTAGCCGATGTTTATACTGCTCTACATGGAGAAGATATGAATTCAGTATTTACTATGATTATGGAATGTTTTGATAATGTAGATTCTATGGGTAAGAAATGGTTAGCATCCTTTTTACTAAACGAAACAAGAAACAAATGCGGTAATAATGTCGTAAAGAAAATTCTTCAGAAGACATACGGTATTCCTGCAAGTGATATTAAGAAGGCTGTAAGTTTCCTACCTATTGAAGAAGTTATTTCTCAAGCAGTTAATAATGGTGCTTTAGTATATGTTCCCGAAGCAGGTAATTATATGAAGCCTATGTTAGCAAAAGGTGGAGATTTTGTAGTAACAAATAAGAGATTCTGTGATTACAAATATGACGGTATTAGAGCACAAATTCATCAAAACGAAGATGGTATTACTATCTTTAATAGAAAGGGTGATGATATTACATCTAAGTTTGAAAATGATTTGATTCCTTTGATTGAGAAAAATGCAGACCCTGTGGATTGGATTGTTGATGGTGAGATTTATCCTATTGATACAGAAGGCAACCCTGCTGAATTTAAAAATATCATGAGTCGTATTCATGGTAAGACTGAAGAAGTAATTTATCGCAACCCTGTAACTATTAAATTGTTTGATTGTTTGATGTATGGTGGACAACCTGTATTTGAAGATGATTTAGATACCCGTTGGGAAACACTAAAAATGCACTTTGGTAATGAATTGATTGCTGATATGATAGAGGTCTATAATCAAGATGAATTTTTGCAAGTCTATAATGATGCAATCGAGGCAGGATTTGAAGGGGTTATTGTAAAAGACCCTACTATGGCTTATGATTTTGGTGCAAGAAGTAAAGGTTGGTTGAAGTATAAACCTCCAATGGTAGATATTGATGTTATTATTACTGATGCTCATGCAGGTAAAGGTAGATTAACAGGACAATATTCTTCTTTTGATATTGCTATTAAAGACGGAGAAACATTAATTCCGTTTGGAAGAGTAGGTAGTGGATTTACAGAAGAGGACATAATGTTTTTAACCCGACTGTATAACCAAACAGATAGGGAAGATATTATTATCGAGGTCAAGGGTGATATGATTACCAAAAATGAATCTGGTGAATACGGTTTAAGATTCCCAAGATATGTTAAACACCGAGATGATAAAACAGAACCAACACAATTAGAAGAATTAGAGGTGTAAATATGGATATAAGAGTAATAGATGAAGAAAAAAAGTGTCATTATTGTAGAGAACATTTTAATGGAGTAGAAGAAGGGTTAGTACAGATACTACCGAATGGTGAAGAATCATATTATCATTTAAGATGTATTGGTAAATTATGCGTTTATAGAATTGAAGGCGTATTACCTAAACATTTATTTGAAGCGGTAGTAACAGAATTAAAAAATCCTCTACCTGTTGAAGATAATGGACAAACAACACTTGATGATTTCCAAGAAGAAGAATAATTTTGTAGATATTATAATAAGGTATGAGCAAAATGTTTAATGAAGGACAATTACAAGGAGTGCTATTAACAATAGCAAGACCCGAAGTAACTGCTTATCAATCACAAAGTAAAACAGGTTGGACAATTAGAACAAGGGTTATGTTTAGAGCAAGTAAATCTTTTCTTGTAGCACTACAAAGAAAGTTTGAGCAGTTAGAAATTAAATCTATTCTCAGACTTGTAGAGGGTGTAAATAGAGAAGCACCTGTTTTAATAGTAGGTAAAAGAGATTCTATTAAGATTTTAAGAGATTTAATGCCTAAACATATTCCCTGTTCACATTCAAATTGGGCTTTGATTGATGATATAATGGCAGGTATGGAAAATAAAGAACATTTAGAAGATGAAGGAATGAGTGGATTGATAGAGTTGATTAACAATGAAAGGAAAGACAAAGAAGTTTAATTTATATGTTGGTGGAAACGGTAGTGGTAAAACTAAAAGAGCGAAGCAACAATTAGGTTCAAGACCTTTTGTTGTTTATCAAGCCAATGATATTAAGTTAGACGATGTATATTCTTATCCTAAAAATCATGGTATATTAATTGAAGATGTACATTACAAACCTGATAAAGATAAGATACTTCAAATTCTATATGTCTTAGATTATGTAGCATTAACATCAAATAATGAAAAAGATGTACCAAAGGCTATAATGAATCTATGTGTAAGAAAAAGAATGGGTCAAACAGACAACAGGCAAATAGAAATTAAAAAGATTGCACCAAACGCTGAGTCAATTAAAAAGTATGAAGCAACAATTTATGATATTAACATAGCATACTTAAAAAATAAAAATAGAAAGGAGGTATTAGATTTGATTAAATATAACAAGCCTTCTGATATGCAATTGATTAGTTGGATTCAGCCTAATATTGATGTAAGAAATATTGCTTTTGCTGATAATATTATGAGAAGATGGAGTACAGATTATTTCTATGAGATACTAACTTATTCATGGTCGGGTTATCATGGTGGTAGAGTAGAATTTCCAAGAAGAAATAGTTATTCTCCCGTTCCTAAAATATGTGCAAAGTTAGGATTAAAAGAAAAGGATGCTTATTTAGTTAAGACCTTTTTGAAAAACCCTGAGTATCAAGAATGGGCTATTAGTAAATTAGATAGAGATGAATGTAAAATTTTAGGTTTAAAGAAACCAAGAAAGCAACCGATTAGAGTAGTTAATACAAAGTTAGGTGATTGGTTATGAGAATAGCAAAAGGAACAGGAGTATCTTTTAACGCATGGTTAGGAAAGATAGAAAAGACTGTAAAAGATAAAGTTAGATTTTTACAGTTAAGAGAATTCTACGAAGATGATTTAACTCCTGATGAGGTAAAAATAAAGGTGGATATTGATGGTTAAAAGAAATTGGATTAAAGGCGTAAGAAGAAAAAGAAATAAAACTTATGCTGAAAGGTTTATTGATAGAGCCATGAATGATGGTGTTGAAAGAAGTGCAAGTCAAATATTAGATGCTATCATTGATTATATTGATAATAATGGTTTAACATATAACTATGTACCAACTAAAGGAAAGATAATTAATTATGTTAATGATAGTAGTAGGTATCATAAAACTATCAATAAAACATCCAATACTTATACCAAAATATATTTGTGTGAAACTTGTGATGGAACAGGTTTTGTCAGACATAATAATTGTAAAGAATGTAATAGTGAGAGTGAAGAAGAATGAAATGTGAAATGTGTGGATTAGAAAATGCTGAACATAAAGGAATGCATTGTGGAGTGTATAAGGTTTGTAATGATTGTGTTGCAAAATCAGTACACGCAAGAATGTGGCTTATTGGAAAAGCAAAAGAAATTAAGACGGATTATTTATACGGTGTAGATTATAAGGTGAATAGCGATGATGCAGGAAACAAATAAACTACTGAATAAATTAAATGAAAACATAGAACGAGGCAATAGAATACTTGTCGTTGTAACGATAGTTAATATTGCTACTGTAATTATGATAGGATTGGTATTACTATGAAATGTAAATACTGTGATGGCTCAGGGGTTGCCATTGAAATGCCATGCCCCGAATGTAAAGGATTAGGAGAGATTGAAAATGAATTGGACAGAAAAATACAGACCACAAAGAGTAAGTGATATAAGAGGACAAACTAAATTTGTATCAGATGCAAACTCATGGATTGAAAGAGGCGATATGCCTAATGTTTTAATCTATGGAAATCCTGGAAATGGTAAAACAACAGCAGGTCATTGTTTAGCAAATGAGTTTTTAGGTGATGGTAAGAGCGTTAATTTTATTGAGATTAATGCAAGCCAAGATAGAAAGTTAGATACAATTAGAAATACTATTTCTAACTTTGCAAATACTAAAGGTACTACACCTTTCAAGATTTGTATGTTAGATGAGATAGATGGTATGACAAGAGATTCTCAAAGAGCATTAAAGAGAGTTATGGAAAGAGCAACTAATGTTAGGTTTATTATTACTTGTAATGAACATAGTGATGTTGATTATGCTATCCGTAGTAGATGTGCTAATTATTGGTTTGAACCTTTACCTTATGAAGATATGTATAAAATGTTGTGGTACATATCAATTGAAGAAAACTTCAAGGTGAATGATGATGATTTACTTGAATACTGTAAAGCAATCAATGGAGATATGCGAAGAGGTATTAATGAATTACAAGCCTGTGCTTTTAGCGGTACAGACATTATAGAAAAATCAAGAGAATTTTTGAATAATTATACAAAGATTATGGACCATATAATAAAGAAAGAAGTTTTTGAAGCGAATGACCTATTGATGAAAGAAGTATTAAGTGGTCGTTCTGTAAAAGAAATATGTAATAATCTACATCATTGTGTATTAGATATGGAAATTGATAGAAGCATTATGTTTAAGTGCCTCAGTCATATAGGAGAAATGGAATGGAGAAGCAAGTCAATGACTCCAAAAATAATCGTGTCGTGGTTCTCGGCACAATTCATTGACAACTAAAGAAAAGACAAAGGAAAGTGAAAAATATGAATGAAAGAATAGAAAAAGAATTGAATGGATTAGCAAACAAATTGGGTAAGTCTGAAGCCGAAATGCTTGAGAAGTACAACGAAATTGCAGAAAGCAACAACCTTGATTTAGAGAATGAGCGACAACAAATGGTTGCACTAACTCTAACAAGAAACTTTGTAAGAGGTTCTCTAAAATCTAATACTACTAAGAGAAGTAGTGGTGGATATGGAAATGATGCTTTTGGATTTGTTGTTGGTTCTGAACCTGCAAGAGATGTACAGGAATGGAAGAGAAAAACTTTGATTAGTGATTATAACAGTAATCCTAATACTGTATTCAATGAAGAAAGATGTGCTGAAGTTGTACTAACTGATGCAGGTTATGAAAAGAGTCAAGTTGTAGATGGTGATGTACAAACTAAGGTAATTCCTCAATTGCCTAATTCATCTATTGAAGTAGAAGAAAATAAGTGGATTGTACCTCTTGATAATATTAAGTCTTTTATGAGTGGAGATGCAAACCCTCGCTATGGAAAGCCTCTACCTGCTGAAGAATTTAGAAGAAGAGTACATTTGATTGCAAAGAAAGACGGTGGAGATTATCAATATTGGACTTTTGGTTTGAAGAATATTGCCGCTAAAGAATGGGATGTAAGACCATTTGAGTGGATTCATCTAAACGCTTTGTTTAATGATGACAGAAATGCTTGTTATGGTATTAAGGGAAGAACACTTGCTTCTCTACAATATAATGCTAACTTAGATGAAGATGATGATTTGTATGTTGGTAAGTTGCCTTCTATGGAAGATTTACTTGTTGATTGCATGGAAGAATATATTGCTGATTTGATGGAGATTGAAGATTATCATTCTACTATTATGTCAAATCCAGGAATGAAACTATGTATTACTGATGGTATTGTAAGCAGTATGAATTTGACTGTAAATGAAAAGACAGGAAATAGAGTATTGTGGATTGAACCTGCTGATGCAAGTTATGGTTTTGAAGAAGCCGATATTCCTGATTCAACACCATGTTGGATTCCTGCTAATGTGGAAATTGATTTTGGTGTAGGTTCTGATATTATTGTTATTGGTAGAACAAATCAAACTCTAAAAAGAGATGAAGATGGAAACCAATTAGAAGATGAATGGAATCCTGTATCTATGAATGTATATGGTATTCTTCCGAGAGTTGCTCTTGGTGCACCGAATGAAGTTGTAGAATCAACTGATGATGAATCATTGACTTATTGGTGATTTTAATGAATTGGAAGAAGTTAGGTTTTTACAGTAGTTTAGTATCTATTGTTGGTAGTATTGCTATCTATGCTTTGCACGATGAGAATTTAGGTATTTTTGTTGGGCTTTGGGCATCAGCATTATTACTTCTATCAGATAGAGTCGAAGAAGTACTTTGATTGTACTTTGATTTTATGATGTGTAATCGTAGGCGTTAATGACGGTCATAGAGGTGCGAAGCCTATACAAAGAGGTATTCAAATGAGTGAAGAAAGATATGTAAGAATGAATCAGTTAAGTTTAGATTTGGCTGAAGTAGAAGCAATTGAGTGGAAGAAAATAGATGATGATGAAAATATATCAGCACAGGATTTGTATTCAATTAGAATACATCTAAAGAGTGGTAAAATGTATTCAAGACAATTATTTGAAACTCAATTTGATGAACTGAAAGAACAGTTTAAAGGATTAATTAATTAAAAAAGGAAGTGAAGAAAAATGGGAATAGGAAATAAGAAAGGAAATGCGGCAGGAAGTGTATTGAAAAATGCAAAGGAAGAAAGCGGATTATCTGCTTTTAAGGAAGCAAAACTAAGAGCAATGAATCAGCGAAAGAAACTACTTGAGCAAGATTCAGCATTTATGATTTGTGGAATTAGTGGAAATCCAGGAACAGGTAAAACAGGAATTGCTTTAGATTGTAGAACCGAAAAAGAAAAAGAAACACATTGGTTGTTTATTCTTGATTTTGATGAAGGTGCTGAACCTACATGGAGGCAACATTGGGCTAATGATGAAAAGATTGTTATCTTTAATCCATACATTTACAATGAAGATATGACTGTTGATTATTTGGCTACGGCTGATATGGCAAGATTCTTTATTGCTATGGTTAAGGAAGCAATTGAAACAGGACAAATTGAAGATGGTGAAGATACTGTACAAATTGATGCAGTAAAGGCTATTGTTTTTGATGGTCTTGATTCATGGTTAGATACTACAAATATGATTGCAAGATTAAATCATATTAAGGGTAAAGACCCAAGAGCAGCAGATAAAGTAAAAATGGTTCCGACACAATGGTATGCAAGAACAGAAGAGTATAAGAGATTATTTAAGGCGGCTTGTCAATTAAGATGCCATAAATTCTTTATTACTCATATGAAAGAAGTACATGATGGATTTGATATTGTTGGTATGAAGCCTGATTGGGAGAAATCTACAACGGCTAAATTATTCCAACACATTGAATGTAAAATGGAAGAAAGAGGTAAAACATTTAAACTTACAGGAACAGTTAGAAAGTCTAAGACTAATGCTGATAATGTAGGTCAGACATTTACAATTATGGAAAATAATGGTAAAGAAATTGTATGGAACGGTATTCCTGCAATTAGCGAGAATACTCTTTGAGGATTAGTTTCCTCTTTGATATTATAGGGTTTTGTTAAGCGGTAATTGAATAGAGAAGTGGCTAATGCAAACGGGGTTTTCCTCCATCCTTCTATTCCCCCTATTTTAAGGAGATGTTAATATGAAATGTAAAGTTAATGGTAAATTGTTAAAAGAGAAGATTGAAAGTGTATTATTGAAAGGCAAGTGGAACAATGGTGGTAGTAGTAAAAGTACTATCCTTTGTCCATCAGTTATCATTAGTGTACAAGAAAATGGTAATATATGTAAGTTATCTAACGGTAATCCTTCTACATATGTTTCTAATACTTTAGACTTAATAGAGTTAGAAGATTGTGAAACAGGTAGAGTTGCAGTAGATTCTGAAATCCTATTGAAATATTTACCTAAAGAAGATTGTATTCTTCAATTGGTAAATAACATTTTTCAATTGGTTTCTGAAAGAAAGACAGTAAGAATTCCTATATTAGAAAGACATGAAAATAATGATAGTATTTTATTTGTTGAAAAGAATCTAAATATAGAAAGAAATATTAATACTGAAGTTACAGTTAGTGCAAGAACAACACTAAATACAAGAGTTAAAGTTAGTACCGATGAATTGGTAAATGCTTTATCAGATTGTGAAGCAGTTGGAACTTCAGTTTTTCAATTAGATTATGATGGTGAACATTTAAATGTTTCATCATCTAATGGAACAGAATTAGTTATGGTAAAGATTGAACCTATGGAATCCGTAGGTGAAAAAGCAACAATGGAATTTAGCGCACCTGTACATAAATATTTAGAAGGTCGTGCTACAATTTTATCTTTTGAAGATGAAACTCCACTTGCATTACTAAGTGGTAATTTAAAGGTGTTAAGAGCACCAAGAATAGAACATTAAGGTGATTAAAATGGGTAAAAAGAAAAAGAAAAATACAGATAGAGAAATTATAGAAAGACTATTATTAATGACACAGCATTTTGCTAACGCTATTAATTTAGAAACTGCGGCAATATTACATAATATGGGAGTATGTCAAACTTATATTATGCCTGATGAAGAAGGAAATAATAATTGTCCTATTTGTAGAATGGAAAAAGAAAGGGAAGAAGCGGAGTCGGAAGATAATGCGTCTGACTAATATGTATTGTCATAAAAGATATTGTAACAATATTGCAAGGTCTGGTTTTAGATTTTGTATGCAAAAAGATTGCAATACACACTTAAAGAAAAAAAGTAAATTGGAGGAAGAAGAATGACAATGAGCGACCATCAAGATAGCGAGATATTTGCATATGATAAAACATGGGAACAAATAGAATCTTTTTTAGAAGAAGCCGAAAGAGAGCAAAATAGAAGGTGGACAGCATTTCAAAGTTGTCCGAAGCCTTTGCGTATGCAACATTGGAATAACTACAAAGGATTAGAAGGAGTAATTAATGCTCTAAGATGGGTTCTTGGCGACCTTAGAATGCCAAAAGAGAAAGTATTAGGGAGAGATAATAATGAAAATAGAAGAAAGAGATAGTTTAACTTATGACGATATTAGTATTATACCATATATGTCTGATATAAAATCAAGAAGTTATTGTGATACATCAGTAAATTTTGGGAATTATAATCTAAATGTTCCTTTAATCGCATCACCAATGGACACAGTATGCGGTTCAGAAATGTGTATTGAATTAGCAAAACTTGGAGGCATTGGAGTATTACATAGATTTCAAAGTGTCAAAGAACAAGTAGCATTATGTTATGATATTGAAGCAGAAGTTAGAGGACAATATATGGCGGCAGTTGGTGTTGGACAAAAAGGTAAAGATAGATTTGATTCATTAGTAGGTTATACTAATATTCAAGGTGTCTGTATTGATGTAGCACATGGCGACCATGAATTAGTTGCTGATATGATTGCTTATATTAAAGAAGAATTTGAAGAAGTAAATGTAATGGCAGGTAATATTGTAACTAAAGGTGCGGCTGAAAGATTAATTGAAGCAGGTGCTGATTCTTTAAGAGTAGGAATTGGTAATGGTTCTATGTGTGAAACAAGAATTAGAGCAGGTGTAGGTGTTCCTCAAGCAACAGCAATACTTGATATTGCATATCATATAAATGAAGTTTTAGACTTAGATGAAATACCATATATTGTTGCTGATGGAGGTTGTAAAACAGTAGGAGATATTCCTAAAGCAATTGCTCTTGGTGCTGATGCAGTTATGGTAGGTTCTTTATTTGCAGGAACAAAAGAAACTCCTGGAATTATATCTAAAATGGGAATTTGGCCCAATGAACAATTATACAAAAAGTATCAAGGTTCGGCTTCTATTGATTCAAAAACAGCAAGAGGAGAAGAAACAAAAAATGTAGAGGGTAATTCTAAAATTACTCCGTATAAAGGAAAGGTAAGAAGAATAGTTGAAGATATATCTGATGGAATTAAATCCTCCATGAGTTATGTTGGTGCTTATACTGTTTCCGATTTTCAAACTAAAGCACAGTTTTGTAGAGTTACTCAAGCAGGTCAATTAGAAGCAAAACCACATGGATTATATTGAGGTGATAATATGATTATTAGTGAAGTAAAAAGTAATATTGAATTAAGATGGAGAGATAAAGAAGGTAAAAGAATTAATAAAACTGTTACTGATTTTAAACCTTATTTCTTTATTGAAGCAACAGATGATATGCCTGAATCTATTGAATCGTCAAGTAAGTATTCTCGCAACAGAATTGTTCCTACATATTCAGTAGATAATCATACTTCTTTAGAAGGTAAGCCTTTAGTAAAAGTTACCTTTGAAACAGTTGGTGATTTTCATAATGCTAAAAATAATTGGAGTAGAACATATGAAGCCGATATTGGATTAGCAAGAAAGTACACTAATGATTGTATGGAAGATATTAAAGAATATAATTTTCGTAAATGGTATCTTGATATTGAAACACAGGTAGGCGGTAGATATGATGGACAAATTAATGCTATTACATTCTATGATTCTTTTGATGAATACTATTATGTAATGACACATTTTCCTATTGAACCTCTACCATTTTACAAAGATGTATTAGTTTATGATGATGAAGAAGATATGCTTCATGCCTTTGTTAATTTTGTACAAGAGAAAGACCCTGATATGATTATTGGTTGGTATGTTTTAGGTTTCGATATTCCTAAGATTATTGAAAGATTACTTGCTAATGAAATAAATCCTCAATTACTTTCTCCACATAGAGAAGTTAGGGGAGTATCACATAACAGAATTTACAATATTAATTACGCTAATACCTCACAACCAATCAAGGGAAGAATTACTTATTGTTTGATGACTCGTTTTGAAAGACTATGGCTTGATTCACAAAGAGGCACACTACCTTCTCTTAAATTAGATTATTGTTCTAAGAGATTACTTGGTGATGATGCAGGTAAGAAAAGAACAAATGCTAAGTTTAATGACGATGAATTTTTTAGACGCTCATGGTTAGAAGATACAGAAGTATTCCTTGAGTATAACCGAGTGGATGTAGAATTGATGGTTAGAATGGATGATGAAATGAATATTAGTGAAAATGATATTGCTCTACAACATCTATTTATCTGTCCTTTTGAATGTGTATTTCACAATTCACAAATGGGTGCATCTTATTTTATGCGTCATTCAGATTGGATTGCACCAACAGGTATGAAAGGTATGAAAACAAAATATGAAGCAGCGTTTGTAATGAACCCTGAAGAAGAAGATACTTTTGGACTTCATGAAAATGTTGCAGTATTTGATTTTAAATCTCTATATCCAAGTATGATGGCGGCAAGAAACATATCATGGGAAACAAAAACTAATGATGATGATGGACATAATGTGCATTTCTCTATGCCTAAAAATTTAGTTGAGTGGGAAGGAGAAAAACCAAGTGTATCATTCTGTAAAGATAAAATCGGTATCTTGCCCCAAGCGGTATTAACTCTAATGAAAATGCGTGATGAATACAAAACCAAAAGAAAGAATGCTTCTAATGATGAAGAATATAGAAAGTGGGATTCAGCACAAATGGCTACTAAGCGTGGTGTAAATGCTCTTTATGGTGTATTAGCAAAAGATGGTTATGGTTGGGGCGATATGGAAATGGCTCAAGCAATTACGGCAAGTGCAAGAGAAGCCATGAGAAGCGTAGCATTCAAAGCAATAGATTTAGGCTATGATGTAATTTACGGACATACAGATTCTATCTTTGTAAAGGTAGGTAATGTAGGAGAAGCCGTAGTGCTTTGTAGTAAGTTAAATGAGCATATACAGAATGAAGTGTTTAATGAACATGTAGTATTAGAATTTGAGAAATACGCAAAGTCGTTTTTCCTTTCTAAGAAAAAGAATCGTTATTGTGGGTATCTATCATGGAAAGATGGAGAGTTTATTGATGATGAATTCTTTGTTATGGGATTTGAAATGAAGAAGTCAAACGAAACTAAGTTGGCTAAAGAAGTACAATCTCAAATATTAAAGATGGTTGCATCGGGTAAAACTGAAAGTGATGTAACTAAATATGCAAAGGCTATGTATAAAATAGTCAAGGGTGGCAAATACAAACCTTCCTCAGTTATCAAACAAAGTAGATTGAGAAAGTCATTAGATGAATATGATTCTATTGCAGGTGGTTCAGCAGGTGTTCTGTTTTACAATCAAGAAATAGGAACAATAGAAGTTGGTGATAGTTATTATTTTTACAATGTAGATAACAAAGGTATTAAGGACTTCCCACGACAGTATGAAATTAAGGGAAGAATAAGGAATGTCGAGTATATTGCATTTAAAAAATTGGAGGAAGTTATAGATAACTTCCCTATTAATTGGGTTAGATTGGCTGAATCTGAAATTAGTAAGAAGGTCAGTTTAATATATGAATCTCTAAGGTGGGATTTATCAGCGATAGCCAATGATGGCAGACAAACAACATTAGATAGTTGGTGGTAAATTGACAAGAGAAAAAAGTAATATTAAAAGAATAATGAAATTGAAAAATGAAATGGATAAGTTGGAAGAAAAGTATAACAAGCATGAAGAAGAAATTGCTAAGTTACAACTTGAAGAAGAAAGTCTTTGGGTTAAAACAGGCGTTTGTAGTATTTGTCAAGTTGAACCTGATGACGGGATTACCGAATGGCATCATATTATTTCACAACATAAATGTAAAAAAGAAGGACTATTACATTTAATTAGTGCAAGGTCTAATGTTGTTGAAGTATGCAAGCCATGTCATGACTTAACTACTGCTTCAATGTTAAGAACAAATTTAGAAAATGCTACATCAAGAGTTTCTAAAGAAAATGCTGATAAAGAGCCAACAGAAAATCAAATCAAGTATATCAAAAAATTGGGTGGAGATATACCTGATGGACTTACCCGACAGGGGGCAAGTCAATTAATTGACGAACTAAAAAAAGTGAAGTAAAAATCCTCCCAAACAGAAATATAAAGAAGGTGTTTAGAATGAGAAAAGAGAATGGAGAATATACATATAAGTGGGAACCTAATACAGAAGGCGCACCTATTTTGAAGATTACTAAATCTTCTATTGGTAGTTATGGTTTTTGTAATCTAAATTATAAGTATGGTTATATTGACGATATTAAACAAAAGACAAGCCCTGCTATGATTAAAGGTACAGTTGTACACAATGCTCAAGAAGAGTTTTGGAAAATTGTAAAAATTGATGATGCGTTAGAGTTTGTGGAAGAACCTATGAAACTACAAAAACATTTTAGGAGTCTTTATCCCGAAACTGATAACGAAGAATATGAAGATTTGTATAGGGCTATGTCGGCATATAATACTGAAAGATTTATTGAGTGTCATCACGAAGATACACTTAATACATTTATTCCTGTTGGAAATGAAATAATGTTAGATGCAAGATATACTACTGAATCTGGTATTGAAGTACATCTTCAAGGTATTATTGATAGACTATTCTTTGAAGATGGTGGTTATATCCCTATGGAATTAAAGACGGGTGCTTGGAAAGATACTAAGAAAACTATGATGAGAAAGGAAATGGCGTTTTATAAAATACTATTTGAGAATGCTGACCCTGAACAAATTAGAGAATTAGGATTAGACCCTGAAACTCCCTTTACACATTGGGCTTGGTATTATCCAGCAAGTAATTATGTATATGCTGAAAAAGTTTCTAAGCGTTCTGAAACAGCAGTTAAAGCATCTTTTGAAAAATTGATTAATTCATATTTAGAAGAAGAATTTAATGCTTCATATTTCTATAAAAAGTGTATTCATTGTGGACATTACGACCATTGCGAAGCGGCTGATGGAGGAAGTCAAAATGATTGGTTCTAATGCAGGTGAGGATTTTTATAATAGCGACATAATAGAAAACAAAATTAAAGAACGAAGATGGACTATTAATGACATAATTCAAAAGGAAGAAATAGTAACAGAAATAGCAAAAGAGATACTTAGTGAATTAGATATAGAAACTAAATATTATATTATTTGCGATACTGAAATACCAAAAAGAAATATGTCATTTGCAAAAGCAATTTATAATAAAACATTTGATATATTAGAAGAATGGATAACTGCTAAGTTAGCATTATTTCTAAAATCAGCAACGGTGAATTTTAATGATGAACCTATTGAAGCACTTGAATCATTTATTGAAGAGGGTGAAGGAGAGTTGGAATCAAATGAAAATAGTGATGACGAAGATGAGAAAGTAATGACTTTAAAAGAAAGAATAAAATTAGATACTAAACAATTAGATGATAAAGAAATGAAAAAGAGAGGAATGAAATGAGAAGAAGGTGTAAAGTTATAGGCTGTAAGGCTGAATTAACTAAGCCTGAAAAAATATTTTGTTCTTTACATGAATATGTAAAAGGTGATGATGGTGTATTTTCCAAGAGAGATGTGGGCAGGGAGTCTAAGAAATAATGCAAGAGAAGCAGGAAGAATTGTAGTTAAGAATGAAGAAGAGTATAGAAACTTTATTAATATGTATAATGGTAAAATGAATCTATTTACTTCTGTCTATGATTACAAACACTTTACTACTAATCGTGGGTTAGAATATTCTATTATAATTGATAGAATATTTTTAGATTTTGATGCTCATGGCGATGAAGAATCTATGCCCGATTTATATCAAGATGTGTTAAGAATGCATCAATGGTTAATGGAAAAAGATTACAAGCATAATATATCTTTTTCTGGAAGAGGGTTTCATATATTTGTATATGGTAATGTCGCTAAGACTTTTAGACAAGTTAAAGCATTCTTCAATATCTGTCATGATGTAGTAAATAAAAGTCCTTTTCTTGATACGGTTGTAATTAATACAAGTAGATTGAGAAGGATTCAAAATACATTTCATCTTAAGGCTAACCGTTGGTGTATTCCTATTACACATGAAGATTTGATAGCGGGATTGCCGACCATATATAAACTCTCAGATAATGGTAAAAGAAATATAAAACCTGTTTATTATGGAAATAAATTAGTTGATTTTCCTGAAGTAAGAAAAATGGAAATGGCTGATATAGAAATTGATAGTGTTGAAAGTCCTGGAGATTTACCAATACTTCCTTGTTTAAAAAATGCAGTTATGGCTGAAAATCCTAATCATAGAGCAAGAGTACTTTTAGTACAATGGTATAATGAGTTTTTATCTGAACTTGCTATTACTAAACAGGACCTGAAAATTAAACCAAGAGAATTATCTGGTAGTGCACTAAATGATATAAAGTCTATAATAGAACATGAAATAAAAACGATTGCTTCTAACGAAGATACATGGATAGATTATGATAGTGAAAAAACAAAAGGTCATGTAAGATTTATTGTAGATGGTAGATATATGTCGCCTAACTGTAATACTTTAATTGAAGAAGGTCTTTGTATAGGTAAGTGTTGGAGGTATGGACATGATAGTAATTGACAGTAGAGAAGACTCACAATTAAGTAGAACATTAGAATCTTTTGCAGAAAGAGCAAAAATTAAAACAGAAAAGAAATGGTTAGAGATTGGAGATTATATAGTAGGTGATTGTTGTATAGAAGCAAAATCAACTGCTGACTTTTTACAATCAGTTAGAAATAAAAGAATATTTAATCAATTAGATAATATGGATAGAACATACAATAAGAATATAATATTAATATATGGAACATTAGAAGACGCAGTACAATATTTAGAAAGAACAAATTATAATTCAACATCATGGAAGAATAAATTAAAGAAAATGTTTGTTGGTGCTTTAACTTCAATAGCATTACATACAGATGTTAAACCTATATGGGTAGATAATTATAGAACAGCCGCCCATATTATATTAGCAACAACAGAACACATAGATAAAGATTTAATTATACATAAAGAATTACCAAAGAAAATAAGAACAGACGATGTAAGAGTAGATGTGCTATCTGAAATAAAGGGTGTTTCAGTAGAAAAAGCAAAAGCCCTATTAAAGTCCTTTGGAAGTATTGTAGAAATATCAATGGCTGATATTCAAGATATAACTAAGATAAAAGGTATTGGTAATAAAACTGCATACAATATTTTAAAGGCGTTAAATTCAGAAAATGAGGTGAGATATTAATGGCAAAAGATTTAGAAGTAGATGAGTGGGAATTATATGATGCATTAGCAAAGGTAAATGATAACAGCGATTTAGAGGTTATTCGTTCTAAGAAAATAGAGATGCCTAAAGATGTTATACGCTGGAAAAATGTAGTAGGAGAGTTTTCTCTTTACAATGAGTATTCAGCAAAAATGTCATATTTTGTATCGTTAGGTCAGATATTAAAAGATTCAGTTAGAGTACCAATAGGTAGATTGGCTCTTGACCCAAGAATACATTATTGTTGGATTCAAACTTCAAGGAGTGGTAAAACAACAATGTTTGATTTCTTGTGTCCTGTATGGGAAAGAACCTTTGAATTAATTAATGCTTATCCTACAACAAGAAACCAATTACCGCTAACAGGTGTTCGCAATTTTACATTGAACAATCCTGATAGTTTTACAGACCAAGCATTGTTAGGAACAATGAAGATGAATGTACCAAACCCTGAATACAATAGACAGGAAGCAAGAGAAGATGATGATTATGATACCCCAGAATTTACCGATGTAACCATTTTTGGTAGTCTGTATGGTAGCGGTATTATTGCTTTTGATGAGTTTGAACATTCGGGTATTTTTAAGGAGTCGCAACATAAACAAGAAACAGTTATGCTATTTCAAAAGTTTATGAATCGCTTAGATTCTAAGAGCCACTTAATTAAGAAAAGGCTAACTGAGTGGGGTAAAGATTTAGTTGTTGATTCACAAAGAAGTTTATGGGCTACAACATTACCACCTGAAGGATTAGAAAAAGTTATTCTAACAAAGGGTGTATTTCAAAGAATGTGGTTGTATGTTAGAGATGTTCCCGAATCTTTGAGGGCACAAATGGAAGAAGATTACATTGATATGGTTGGTGAAATCTTAGAAGATGAAGATGGTTCATCTGTTTATCATGAAGAATTTTCTGAGATGCTTTACAATACTTATAGATGGGTTCAAGATAGATTAGAAGCAGTAGATGGTGATAAAAGAAAAGTTGTAACTTGGTCTGAAGATGGACAGAAGGCTTTGAAAAATGTTTGGAGAGGTATGAAGAAATATATGAATACTTTTGATGACAGTATTTATGAAGCATTAAATACATTTTTAATGAATATGATTAACAATATCTGTATTGCTGCGGCTTTATGTGCTGTATCTGAAAGAAGTACAGTTATTACTGCTAAACATATTAAACAAGGTAGGCAATTGACTGATGAATCTTTTGACTCTATTACAAGTTGGTTCACAGAAAAGTTAAAGAAGAAGCCAAAGAGATTTTCTGATAAGAGTAATGAAAAGATGTATATCGCTGCTTATAATGCAACAAACCCAAAGGTTAAAGTTAATGGTACTAATGGATGGGTAGATAAAAAGTTGATGATTGAGTCTTTCAGAAAGAATGAACAATGTGGGAGAAATAAATTTTACAGACATTGGCATAGTGTAAAACACATTTTTGAGGAAATAAGAACAACTAAAACTTATGTAAGATTAAAGGTGAATAAAGATGAGTAATGTATTATCGTTTGATATAGAAACTAAAAATTTGAGTTATGAGATAGGAGGTTGGGGCAATACCCATTTATTTAAAGTTGCTTGTGTAACTACTTGGGATGGAGAAAATGGTGTAATTTATGTGGATGAACCTCTAAAAGAATTAAAAAAAGGTACTAATGTTGAAATTAAATCATTAAGAGAGTTTAAGTTTGATATAGATGAGCACTTTCAAAAAGGTGGAATTTTATTAGGACATAATATTAACGCTTTTGATTTACCTGTCCTTAGAGATTCTATGGATATTTATATTGTAAGAAAATATTTAGAGGATAAATCAAATAGATGTATTGATACAAGTGCCTATCTATTAAAAGAACATGGGAAAAGAATTCATTTGGACAATTTGGTTAAATGTACCATAGACGACCAAAAGAATATGAGTAGTATTGATTCCGTAGTTAAATGGAAAGCGGGAGAATATGATGATGTGGTGGATTATTGCCTTAAAGATTCACAATTGACCTATGATTTATGGAAATACGGTCAAGAAAATGGTATAGTCAAGTATTTTGACGAAGAAGAAAATATATTTACTGAGTTGCAGGTAAATTGGTAAGGGCATTGAGTAAAAAAGTTATTTTTATCGGGGTGTAGCCGTGTAAAAGCGGCTATGCCTCGTTTTTTTACGCCAAAATCGCTAATTTTTAATTTTTAGTGATTTTTTAATCCTGCGTTTTAACTTTTTACCCATTATAAATGCAATAGTTGTATAAAATAGTACTTCTAATACTACTGCTAATATAAACATCCAACCTTTAACACAATAATTAGTGTCAGGCAAACAATATTCCATATTAATCACATCATGTTATAATTATTTTAAAGTGATAAGCATCTGAAACGCTTGCTGAACCAGCAATGACATTTGAGTTTGTATCTTGTCCACCATTAGGGTTAGCAACTTTAAAAATTAATTCACCTGCTACTGCTGTATTAAGAACATCAATTCTAAAACCATTACCATAAGGTGCTCTATAAGGAGAAGTTATTGTACCAAGAGCAGGTGAAATTTGTACATGTCCATTATTATGATTATTTCCTACATCAGTTATCGGCAAACAAGCGGCAGATTCAGTACCTGAACCTGTCATAGTAGAATGTAAAAAGGCTAAAACATCTATTCTATATTCAGTACCTGCTGATAAATTAATTGTACCATTTGTTATTGTAGGAGAAGATACTAAACCATTTTGATGTGCTACCATATCTGCAACAGGTCGGGCATTTACTTGTATTCCTGTAATTACATCAACATATACTGTTCCATTTGTTATATCTCTAACAGTCATTTCAACAGAAGAAAAATTATTAGGTACTGAAGGATGTGCTTTACTTGTAAAAGCAATTAGTTTAGTACCAACAAGGCTTCCGCCACCTCCGCCACCTCCACCTGCTAATCTTTTCTTTTTGGCTTTTACACCTTTTCTAATTAACTGCATATGTATATCCATATCAACCAACCTTTAACCATTCAATAGAATTTATTTTAAGATAAGTAGCCATATCAAATGCCGCTAAAGCATCCGATGAAACAGTTGTAGAAGTACCTGTTCTAATTACATCAAGAGGAATTCCATTACCTGTTGCTATAATATGTCCACCACCTGTTGTATTACATGCTTGTACTGAACATGCTTGTTTAGCAAATATAAAGAACGATGTTCCTATTTTACAACCATGAGGCAAACCAATAAAACCTGAAGATACATCCATTACAATACTACTACCTGATTGACTTTGCCCTAAAATAGAATTTGCTGTAATAGTAGATACCTTAGCATTTAAATTATTAGAAGTAGAACCAATTACTTTCCAAAAAGATAATGATTGATTGTAACCTGTACTGTTATAATATTCTCCATGAAATTTCTCTACTTCATAATTTGGGTCTTCTTCTGCTGAATTTCTAACCGCTTGTATAGTAATAGATTCATTCGGTCTAATTAGTAAAGCCGATTGATTACCTCCGAATGGTGGGAATTCATATAAAGGATTACCATCAATATCAGGTATTCCACCCGCTATATGACTTTGTGTTATACAATTTGTTAAATTAACAGTATGAGCACTATATATTGTACTTGTATTATCTCTTGCATCAAACCCTTTATGCCAACATTGTTGAATTTTAATATTATGTGGTAATGCAGGGTCATCAACACAAAATACAAACATAGGTACATTTGCAATATTAGATAAAGTTAATCTTTTACCTGTAAATGTTGATGGGTTTGCTAAGTGTACAAATGCACCACCACCTACTAATCCATTAGCGGGATTTGGTACAGTTTTACCTTCTAACATTGTAGCATAATCAGCATGGGCTGAACCACCAGATGCAATCCATTCTTGATTTAAAATTTGATTTTTAGCATTTATACCAATGTAAAATACTTCAGCAGTATTAGGGCTAATTATTTGTGAAGGGTCAAGAGCACTTTGTATTGTAGGTTTTGCTGAAATTGTTGTACCAGCACCTGTTTCTTCTAATCGGAAAAACTTTTGCCTTGAAGCATTATATGTTCCTAAGTTATCAATTTTATAATCAGCAGCAATACTTAAGCCTTGAATAAAATTTACAGTCAATGGTGCAGTATTATAAGTTACAGAACCACCCGAAACAACAAGACTATTATTGATAGTTAAATGACCCGCTTCTGTTAAAGTAGCAATTGTAGTAGCAGCGTTATTTATAAATGTAAAGGATTGTGATGATTCATCGTTATCAGCATCTATTCTAAAGGACATATTACCATCAGACCTAATTGCAAAGTCATTATCAGTTGGTCCAATTAAATCCCCTCCACTTATTGTTAAATCCCCTCCTATTACTACATTATCATCGGTGTCCATTGTAATAGTGCTTCCTGAGTCTGAGGCTTTGATGATATTGCTTCCCACGATTAAACTACCTGCAATTGACAAATCTCCATTACCATCAATTGAACCTTTTGAAGCCCCGCCATATTTAACATCTAATACAGGATTAGTAATTGTACCATCTTGACCTTCAATAACTGCACCTGCTTCTCCACCCGTATTTTTAACATGAAGGATAGGCTTAGAACCTTCAGACCTTTCCATTTGAATAGCACCTACATTTGTAGAGCCATAGAAAGAAATATCTGTTCCGCTAATACCTATTACTTCAGCACCTGCGGTATTGTATATTTTATCAATACTTTCAGAAAGTACTGTCTTATTATACCCATATAATTGTACAGGTCTTGTAATTACATTTGGGTCTGTTCCACCTACTACCTTTACCATAGCAACAGGTATATCACCCGTAGCCAAATTATCAGGTACTCTTGGTGTTGTACTTGCTGTTCCTTCTCTAACTTGTAATGCTGAACCCGCAATTACAATAATATCATATCTATCATTTGTACTATCCGCATCTGATGTTAATTCAACTGCGGTTGGAGTACCCGAATAAATCCTTCCATCTCTTTTATATTTAATTGCACCACTAAATTGAAATTTTGTTCTTGTTACTCCTGTTACTTGTTGAAAATTACTACCACCATAACTAACAACATAGTTACCTCTTGATGCTTGAGCAAGTACTTTAATAAGACCACTATGGATATGGTCTGTTCCGTCTTTTACTCCATCTGTTGTATTTGTTGCACTTAGCGATGTTATATAATCTTTATTTGTATAATCTACCATTTTACTCTACCTCTATAATAATTCTTATGTCATAATTTTTTGTTGATTCAAGTGGTCCAATTGGGTCTATTGGTACTCTTAATAACATTGTTGTACCTGCCGAATCAAATATTCCTACTTCTCTAATCACATATCCTGTATATGAAGAACCCGAAATTCTTGAATAAAACTCTACTTGGTTTGTTAAAGACCTTGTAACGGAATTTAATGCAAATGGGTTATTGTTAGTTATAGAAGCATCAAGAGTATTTAATGTAGGGTCAGTACTTCCCCCTGCTTCTCCAATATCTATTTTATTAAATGCATTAAAGCCACCTGTTTTATCTCCTCTAATTGCTTGCGCTAATAATTCTTTTCCACCGTCTGTAATCGTCATGCCAAATCCTCCCTCATCAGATTAGTAATGCTACCTGCACTTCCAATAAACCCTAATGGAGTATTAAAACCTAATGTAGTGTTAAACCCAAGAGTTTGTTCAGGGGCAAGTCCTACTTCATCTATTTGTATTTCTAATTCTTTAATCTTAACGCCTGTAATACTATCAAATATTTCAGCCGACTCTACAAATTCTGTTCCTCTAATTTCTGAAGAAACCTTTTTACCTGAAGCAATAACTTCAGCAATTCTATAAAATAAGTTTTTATTATAATAACCTAATGAATATACAGGTAATTTACCTATCCTATGGTTAATTGCTAAAATCATATACCTTCCTACTCTAATATTTAGACTTGGATAATCTAACTTAATTATATCTCCTACTTCTAAATGTTCTGTACCTTCATCACCTATTGTAATATTAATTTGATTATTATCATTATTATGAAGTCTTAATAAATCTAATGCTCTTTCATCTACTTGTTTTTGTGTCGTTAAACTCAAATCAGTTTCTTCAAGAGTTTTAATACCTACCTCTTTAATACTTTTATTATCTGACTTTAAACCTCTTACACCATTACCATAAACTATTACATTATTATATAAATCAAACATTGTTTTATTTCTTGATGTTGAAGTTATTTGTGACTCTCCTTCTGTTAAAGTTACATCTACTATATCATCTTCATCATTTATTTTTCTAATCTTAACATTTTTATTGATAACGATTGGTTCTAAGTTTTTATATCTTGAAATATAAAGTAGAGCATTATATAAATCCGAACCATTAAATGTAGGTGAAGCAAAGTACTTTTCGCTAATTTCTTTCTTTGTATAAGTAATATCATTTATTTCAAATAAATCGTTAATAATATTTTCTATTTCTTGCCCTATATTAAAAGTTGTACCAATCTTAGCAGATTCTATATTTTGAGTATTAACAAATGCTGGAACTGTAATATCAAAAGTTTCACCTAAAGAAACTAACCCTTTCATTTCTTTTATTTCATTAAAAGTTATTTTAGTCATACCTGATGAACTATGATTACCATCATCTATTATTTCGTTTGACATATTCATTAGAGTGTTATACTTATTTATACCATCGTTTAGTGTTAGATTATAACTACCTTCAGGGAATTTTTCTAATATAGTTGCTTTATTCCTTAATAATGGATAACTTGAAGAAATAGGTTCAGGGTCTAATAACACATACATAGATAAAATACCGTCTGCTGTTCCAGCCATACCTTCTTCTTCTACAATTTCATTACCTACTAATTGTGTTGCATTAACAGCAGTACCACCACTATCTACTTTAAAAGTTTCTTGTTTTTTCCCACTTACATTTATCTTAGGTATGTTTTCTAAGGTTTCATTTTTAGTAGGATGTTTTGAATATCTTGTAGATAAAGAATTTAAAAATATTTCTTTAGGGCTAAAATCGTAAAAACAAGTATCAGATAATTTCATTACTCTATATCCTTGCATTGTTACATCTACTGTTCCTGCGTTATCAATCCATATATTATGTATTTGTTGTCCATCTGTACTAAAAGTTATTTCATGTTTTAATATTTGATGTATATGAGCAGGTATTACATGCTTTGCTTTAAAGTAATTTGCATTTGTTAAAGGTGTCCATTCATAAGTACTTGGGTTATATTCTCCAGGCATTTTTAAACTTACTACTGAAGGTGCGCTAAACTGTGTATTAGCAGTATCTTCTCCTGCAATTGTAACATTACTAACTAAATATAAACCTGTTAGATTAGGAGAAAATTGTAACCAATTATTTTTAAATACACCTGTACTAAAATCAATTGTAATTTGTCTTATATCTCCATTATCCATAAGTTTAAATCTATCCTCAGAAGAAAAATCAGCATCAACATTAGAAACTATTATACCTGTATCAGCATCATGTAATAATAGATGAGGCTTAAATGCAAATAAACCTGCTAATATATTATCTTCAACACCACGACTTGAAGATATATTTTTTGTAAATTCTGTACTATACCTATGTGGTGCCCAAAATTGACTACAACTAAGAATAGGAAAATGCCATGAAAATACAGCATCTTGTTGTGCACCATTTCCGTCATTATAATGTTCTGCAAACATATCTGATTGATATACTGTGCCTCCCGATTTAACTAACGAAGTACTTTGATTATGAGGAAATGCCCAACCATAATTCATACCATTACTAAAACCATCAATTTCTGTTTGTATAGAAAAAGAAGCACCAGCAGTTAAATGTTTATTATTTTTAAAAGAACCTTGAATCGGTTTTTGATGTAAAAGAGTAAAATAACCTGAAGAATATAAACCTCCATGATTTAAATTATCTCCAGAACTTGTATAGGTTTTAATACCATATTTAATATTTAAACCACTAACTACTGTATTATTACCTTCTTCAAATACTTGCATAAGTCTTGAAGGATGATAATATGTTTTATAATGTGGGTCGTGTCTATAAATTCGAGTACCTGAAGATAAATTCCTACCTGCATATGCGGAAAATAAATCTAATTCACTATTAGCCGTATCTATTGCTTGTACCATTCCTATAAATCTTGGTCTTTTAATATCATCATTTTCAAGATAATAAATCATATCTTTTACTTGATAAACTGAAGTATCTAATACCTCAATACTGTTATCTCCATTATTACAAGCGGAAGTTGAATCTGATTGCATGTAATTAAAAGTACCACCTACATAAGACCTATCTCCTCTATCCATTGATGTAGCACTTCCTGTTCCACCTACTTCTTTATATCTATGTGTAGTAGCGAAAGGATGTAGTCTTTTTGCACCAGCAAACGACTTTGCTTCTAAACCAAAATCAAATGCTGTATTATCAGACCATAAATAATACCCTGCAAAAACAAATGGTAAATATACTTTAGGTAAATCAATATCTACATTAAATGTATGTCCAGCACCATCAAAAGAGGTAGTACTCCAATCGGCAGAAGCCAAATTAAAAATATAGAACATTTCTACAGTATCGCCCCAATGTTTTCCTTTTTCTGAAAAATAAGTAGTTTCGCCAACAGCAGTATTTTGTTCGGGGAATAGAGAAAATCTTAGATAAGCCGTATTATGATGCATCTGAATATATCTATTATCTCTTATAAGACCTGCATTACTCGCTAATAGTCCTTCAATATTAGGTCGCCAATTATTTCCAAAACTTCCATATTTAAATACAGTATTAAAAGGAGTAAAACTTGTTTTACTAAGTCTATCTTTATCTCTTGTTCCTGAAGCGTCTTTTAACTGTACTCTCATAACATATATATCATCATCTACTGCCATTGGTACTAATGCACCATCAGCATTTCCATTAGCAGGAAATCTTAGACTATTACATCTTTGGTCGGTAGTCATCATAAAATCTCCACCTAATGTATGTCTTAATCCATGAAAACCTTGAGAAAAGGAATTTAAATTACTACGAGTAATTAACCTTACTCTATTTCTTGTATCACCATCTCTTAAGGTTAAAACTAAATCATTTGACGGACTACCAATTCCTGCTGCTGCAAATGTAACTGTATCTCCTATTTCATAATCTTGTCCACGATTAGCATCATTTATAGTAAATATACTTGTAACTGCACCACCCGATACAACAACAGTCATTATTAGTCCTGTTCCTATACCATCTGTTGTTGATGATACATTTGTATAAGTACCGTCAGTAGCATCAGATACATTAGTAGTTATTGCACCTACTAAATCATTCGGAGTAATTTTTCCACTTATTGATGAGTGTACAATGCCCAACATTTCTCCTGTATTTTTAAACAATACATCATAACCGTGGTCTAAATCTGCAAATTGTCCATCATTAAAATCTTGAAACCAATTACCTGTTGAAACATATATATTTGTTTCTCCGACAGTTACATTTTCGCTAATTTTAATAGGTGATTTATGGGCTAATCTTATTATTTGATAGTCATCTCTATATGATAAACCAGTATATTCATAACCTGATGTTTCAATATTTTCCATATCAATAATATTAAAAGACATGTCAAAGCCAATTTCTACTAATCTTCCTAAACTTGCTCTTTTAATATTTTGTGGTGATATACTTGAATTTATAATAGGTGAATACGAGTAATCATTAGAAGTTTTTTCAGTTGATACACCTTTACCATGATATTCTGAATGACTAATGTTTGATGCTATATCACTTCCTTTTGATATTAATGTTAGACCAAAATCCGAAAAATTAAAATTATGCCCACTATACCCAATATGATTTTCATTATTTATACTATCATTATAAATATCACAAGGCGCAAAAATATGATAAAATAAACCTTTAGGGTCAGTTATTTCAAAATTATATTTAACATCACTTGTATTAGACCATACATTAGGATATGCAGAATTTCTATAAAAGAAAAACCCTACATTATTTATAAATAAAGAATAATCTACTAATGGTAAAACTTCATTACCTGTGTATAATGTGTTTGCTAAAATTGGTTTTGTATTAGATTTAGAATTATCATAATATGTAAAATCAGCACAAAGACTTCCTAAGAATGTTTTATGCCCTCTTGCTTCGGGAGGCTTAATTAACATAGTTTCTGTACCATCTGATAAGGAAGATTTTAAAGTATTATTTAGTAAATTATTAAATTCTGACATAGGGGCATATATAGTAGGACTACTACTTGTTACCACATCGCTGGAATTAGTAATAGTCAAAGATTCTTTAAATTTATAACTCGTAGCATATTTAATATATGTAGGTTTAATTCTTGAGTATTGATTATTATTAGTAGGCGAACCATAATTTGTTTCATTAATAATATAATCTATTTTATATAAATTAGTGCTATTTTGTAAATCAATATATTTAAAAATAGGATTACCAAATATATTATTTTCATTTCTATTAATAGCAATAGCCTTTCTATTATTAGGAGTAGTATGAGTTTTATTATGTACGAGATTTACCAAACCACCATTAGTTAAACTTTGAGTATTAATTAAATATAGCCCTGCGCTATTTGTATATCTATTATCTGATGTATTAGCATCTACTCTACCTAATAAAAATGGAGATACAGGTGATATTGTAATTACCTTCTCTTCATTTTCTGCACCAGAAACTGATACAATATCATAATTAGTCAAAGAAGATATTGTATTTATACTATGATAAGTATTAGTAGCCCCTTCAGTTGAAAGTCTAAATAAAAACTCATTATCATTATTTACATTAGTAGGACTGTTAATATCATATCCTAAAGACAGACTACCTGTTGTACCTGCTTTTTCTACAAGGGTTGTTTCATTACCATATGAAGGGTGTGTTTTTCCAGCAGTAAAATATAATCCTTTATCAGCAGCATTTTTAATATTATTAGCATATTTTGTTGCATCTTTATTTGTTTCTATACCTGTTCCTGATATAATATAATCTGATGTAGCAACATGAATAAGAGAAGATTTAGGATAATAACATCTTGCAGGTTCTATAAATGTAATAGCATTAACATTAACTTCCTTTACCGCAGCAATAAATCTACCATCTGATGTATATAGTTTAGTACCATAAGTCCATGTTGTATGGTCGCCCCCTAAATATTGTGTTGCCCCTGTATCGCCTGGAAATATACCCGATAAACTAAATGATGTATTAGATACAAGACCAACATTTGTTTCCCTAATGTCTTGTATAGGATGTTCTGTTGAATAAATGTAATCGCTTGAATGAAGATATGATTTGTTAATTATAGGTCCTAATAATTTATGTATATCATCTCTACCTTTAATATTATAAATTAATTGTCCTGATGAATTTAATTCGTCTTCTATATGTTCCACAGAACCATTAAATAATATTTTATCAATTATTGCTGAACCTGAAAAATAATCTAAAATACTAATAGTATTACTTCCGTGATATGAAAATGAAGGTATATTACTTAAAGACATATATTTATGCAATTCATTAACAGAACTAATATTAAGCCTTGTACCTGTTAATTGTCCACCTTTTAATTGAATTTCTAATCTATTATATAAATTACCATCAATGTTAGAATCATATTTAAAGTTAGATAATTCTGTACTCCATTCCTTTCTAAAATAATTTTCATTATTTAATGTAATTGGGAAATTACTACTTTGCCAAAATTTATCTGTTGTCTTTCTCCAATATGCTATCGGTAATGACCCTTGATAATAGTTATTAGTTGAATCTAATGTAGGCGTTTCAAGTGGGTCTGAATCTAATATAAAGAAATAATTTTGTATTCTAATAATTGCTGTATTACCGCTTGCATCTTCAATAATTTCTGAACCATCTACATTAGCAAACATATCAGGTGATTGTATATTGGTAACCACAATAGCCGATGTTCCTGCTGTTATAGATGCTAATCCCTCTAATTGTGCAGTATGAGAATTGGTTAAATTGTCTTCAAACATTACCTGCCTTACCTTTAAATCATCATATAAATTAATTTTTTCATCAATAATTTTACTTGTATCTACTAATGTAATTTGTCCAAAAGAACCTACTTTATTAATAGTTTTACTAATATCTAAATCAATAACAACAGGCATAAAATTAGCAATTTCGAGTGAGTCATTATATGTAATATATCTTTTAGGTCCTCTATATGCACCTGCTTGGTCTAATATACCTCTATTAATATTTACAAAACAATCATCCCAAGATGTTAAATCAACAGTATATGTACCATGATTTCCTGTTCCTCCTAAATCAGATACAATACTTTGATTAGATGAATTAATTTCATCTTTATTTTTAAGATTATCAACTAAATTAACTTGATAAGTAAATGGTGATTTATCTATCACCCTTTGACTACTATTAGATTCTGTAACAAAATGAGTTGTAATAGGACTTACTTGGTTATTTAATTTCAGTAGTTTATATTTAGTAGAATAATCTAATTGGTTTTTGATATTAAGTCTATCATTGTAAAAATAAAATATAGGACTACTAGCGGTTGTTCTACTAAAATATCTTCCTACATTTGAATTACCTAAGACTCCAAAACTTACCGCTACTGTTTCTGTTTCTGTTTTTAGAGGTCCTTTATAAATAGCATATTTAATCCCTTTTACATTATCTATTTTAGTCTTAGGGCTAAATTCAAAGGCATCATTAGGTGCATCATATTGTATCTGTTCTGTGATTTTTGCAACATGTGTTTTATTTCTGTGAGTTTCAAAATGACCTGAAGTAAATGCTTCAGTAGAATATATTACTACAAAGTAATCATATAGTGGGTCTAAGGTTAAGGTTTGTCCGACAGGTAATTTTAATTGATATGATTTTGTATTTACAGGATTTTCTAAAATATCGTTTATTGATTGTTCTGAAGGAAGATGTCTGTTAATTATACCTACGCCTGTTGGATTTTGAGCGTTGTGCTTTGTGGTTATTGTATATGATGATAAACTCCATTGTGTTTCTGTTCTTGTATCTACAATAACAGGATTAGTAGATACATCATATCCCGCATCTCCAGCAGAAGAATAAGAAGTTTTACCCTTTTTAAGTGCATAAAATGACATTATCTTTCAGCCTCCTCAAATGTTAAATATAATTTTAGTGTTTTTCTTTGCGGGAATAATGTATATATTGAAGGGAAATCTGTAATTAAATCATCATTAAACGCTAATTCATGTATTTCTCCCATAAATTGAGTTGTTCTTGGAATAGCAGCGTTTGGGTTTTGTCCGATATAAATAGAAGTATCTGAAAAATTAAAGTCTGTTTCAATATCATTTCTTCTATCTTTATGTCTTTTTGTAGTGACTAAAGAACCATTAAGGAATATACTCATTAGACCTGTTGCATTATTAAATGAAGCAGCAATATGATAATTACCTAAAACATATAAAGGCTCTTTTAAAGGTTCAGCAAATATTTTAAAATTATTATTATTATTATATCCTACTCTATCATATACTCCGCTAAGATGAATACCTGTTGTACCTGTTACATCTATTTGTTCAACACTTCCCATTAAATTATTTTCAATATCGTATAACAAATCTCCTACGACAAAATTATTTGCGGATGAAGCAGACATTGATAAAAAAGTATCATAAGAACTGCTTTGTATTGCTGTACCTGCACCGTTAAGAATATGTCTTCTAATGGTTTGAAATCCCTCATACATATCATTTATATTATTCATATTAGTATGATTTGATACAGGTACAATAATATTGTTTGTATATAATGTATCATTGTTTGCAATTTTAACTCTAAAACCTATTTGATATTCGGCTGGATTATTATTAGTATTTACAGTATTATTTTGTAAAAATATTTCTACATTATCTGAATAAAATAAAGTCATTTTTTGATTTATTCTTTGTGCGTTTGGTAAATATAAACTACTTTGATTTGAAGCATTTGCATGAGAAGGCATAGTTTTATCAGAATCATAAACTATATTTTTAATGTTACCATTGCAATCATAGGGAGTAACAATAGTTTGAAATGTAAATGAATCAGATATTTCCCAAATACCATATGGGTTATTATTTGGTACATTAGATGTATATGGAATAGTAATATACCCATCAGACATAACAGGAAATTTTAATGATTTCCTATTACCAATATAAGTATTATAATTAACCATTTAATTCACCCAATAATTGCCGCTACCTCAAAATCAAGCGTGAAAGTGATATATGGTAATCCAGCCTGTATCTGTGTATTAAAGTTTCTGATAAAGCCCTTTACTCCTCTTACATTAGAATCGGAATGTATAGGTGAAGGAAAATTAGTGAAAGGCTTACCGTCATCTCCTTCGGGATAAAATTGGTAAATACTTCCTCTATTATCTTGCGACCTTACCTTATATGTGAATGGAATAAGGGGTAAATCGTCAATACTTGTAAAAGTTGTAGGATTAGCCACCTGTGCTTCGCTGAGAGAGTCGTGGTATCTATATCTACCATCAACCCTTGAAGGCATAAGAATAATTAACTCATTCATTGTTTGGTAATTCTGCAATCCTGATGAGTCAGCATGAGAGTGTATTAACTGTGCAATTTCAAAAGCGGTCATATATACTGAAGGGTTCTTAACTAACCCTGTTGTTTTCTTAAATTCTTTAGTAATGAATTGGTCTGTTATAGTACCTGATATATTTATTGATTTTGAAGCCATACCTAAATCTAATGCAAGAGTTTGTGCTTCTCCTGTAATAGCAGCAACACCTGGAATTGGTACAGTAGGAACAGTTTTTGATGTAGTTATACCAACAGAATCAGCCTTGAGACCTATTCTATTTGTGGAGAAAAACTCTTCAGTTAAACCCTTTGCATCTCTCGCACCTAAATTTAAAAATACAAAATGTTGTGCGCTTGATGTATTGTCGGTACTTATATTATAATTGATAGAACTATTATTCCATAGTACTTGTCCACTTGTTAAAATAACTCCTATAAAAGAACTTTCATCTGTTATATTTTGAACTGTTGTAATTGTAGTAGCAGTAATTAATCTAATACTATATGTTCCTGTATTATTAGTTGATTGAAATATTGTTATTGTATCTCCTACTTCAAAACCATCAGAAATAAAACTACCTGATGTTCTTGTGATTACATTGTTTGTAATTGATAAAGTTACATTACCTGTTTGTGTCATTTAAATCAAATCCTTGTTCCTGATGAGGTTGTTCTATTAACTTCTAAAGATATTAATCTACCAACCTTATTAGCAATATCTCTTAATTCAGCATCTGAAGCACCGACTCTTCCTTGTACATTTACAGTAATATTATTTGTAGAACCTGCTGCAATTTGTCTTGAATCATTATTACTATATACATGAGAACCTCTTGGTAAATTAACTAATTCAGGACCTTTTTCTCCTACAACAGTTAATCCGCTTGCTGGTCCACCCATTGCTTTACCATCAATCATACTTGCTACTCCACCTATTAATGCTAAAACTAAAAGTACTACCGCTACAATTGGTCCTGAAGTTAAAGCAGCAATTGTTATAGAAGCGACATACCAAGCAGCAAATATAATTCCTACAAATCCTACAAGTTTTAAAAATCCTTTAAGACCTTGCTCTTTAAAGTAATCTTTCATAAAACCAAATAAAGCATATCCTACTGCTTTAAGTAATTCAAATACTACAATACCTGCCCCTATTGCTAACTCTAATAAAAATCCACCTAAACTCATTATTAGTTTAATACCTGAAGAAACAAAATCGCCATCTGCTGAAAATATATCAGAAATAAATTGAATTAAATCAGCAATAACTACTGCACCTGCTTCTAATAAACCACTTAATACAGTCATTACAACGCCTCCTACTTCAAATACTTTCTTCACTAATAAGATAATATAATCAATTACACCTAAACTCTTTAATGTTATCAATAATAAAATTATAAGACCTGCTATAAGGAAAAATTGCACAAAGAATAATGTTGCTTTACCTAATAATTGCATTATTGCTTTACCTGATGAAGCACCTTTTAAGAAACTTTGAAATGTATTCTTTTGTCGCCAAAGATATAATTTTAACATATGTCTTTTTTGCCATGCTCTATATATTTTTTCAGCCTTAGTACCTTTAAATATTCCTTCTAAGAAACCTGTTTGTTTTGCACCTGTTGAATCAAAACCTGTTATACCACCTGCTGCATTTTTATTAGCGACTATTCCTTCTCCCTGTAAATCAGATTCAAGACTTGCAGCCTTCTCTTCTAATTTCTTTTTATCTTCATCAATTTTATCTTTTAACTCTTGTAGTTTTTTCTTTTCATCTTCATCAGTAGCGTTAGCAATATCTCTTTGCAAATCAGTATATTTACGAGTAAGTAAAATATATTCTTGTTGAGTATCTTGTAGCATACCTGCTAATTTTAATTGTTCGTCATTCATCTCTTGTAAATTATCTTTAGAAATAATAAGACCTTTATTGTAATCGTCTAATTTATCTTGTAATTCGCTTTGTCTATCTAAATGTTCTTGACTTGCATTAGCAATTTGACTAATATAATTAATTTCATCTTCCATCATTTGCATTCTTTTAAATTGATTTCTCAATTCTTTTGCTCTTGTATTATTTAAAGATTCACTAAACTCAGCAGCCTTTCCTTCAGCAGTTTCTGTTCTTTCTACTAATTTAAGAATTGCTTGACGAGTACCATATCTTTTCTGTAATACTTTAAAATATTTAGAACCAAAAATATTTCTTTTATCTTCTAAAGATGCTGTACCATCTAAAATACCTTTAAGTGCTTCTTGGGTTTTTAATACCGTTCTAAGATTATCATCTGTTTCAGCAACCCTATTAGTTAATTCAGTTTCAGCCTTAATTCTATTTTCTTGTAGTTTTTGTTGAAATTGTAAAGCGTTTGAAAAAGCCTTAACCTTATTCTGAATTTTCCAAAACCCTGTACCTGAAAAGAAACGGGCTAAAGCAATCCACGCTTGACCCGTAGCAGTAGAATTTTTTGTTATATCAATAAATCCTTGTAAAGCACCTTTTTCTAATTTTCCTATTTCTTCTAATGATTTTGAAACTTTGTCAAGATTATATGCCATATCTTTGGTAACCTTAACATAAGTTTCTCCCGTCATTAGAATTTCCCACCTGTTTTATGTTTGTTTATTTCATCGAGTTTCATATGCTCGATTTCAGCATGAACCAACAGAAGGTCAGTTATTAGACTTACAGGTAAATCCATAGCAACATCAGGGCTAATGTTTAATTCCTTTGATAGAGTATAATATGTTATTGCATGTGCTACTCTTGGATTTTTGATTTCGCCCCTTCTTACTGCCCTTCTGAATTCGCTTTTAAATTATCATCAACCTCCACGACACTAAAAGGGTCAGGCAAAATAGCCTTAATCTGTTGTCCGACATAAGGATTGATTCTTAACAAATCAATAGGACTCAACATAGGTTCAGTCTTTTCTACAAATGCCTCAAATAAATATCTATATACTTCAGTCATATCAAATGATACATCTTGTGCTTGCATATTGACATTAAATAGTTTCATCTGCGCTTGCTCTAATTGAAAGAATGTGGGTTCTTTAACCCAAATCTTCATGTATTCTTCTTCATTAGGGTCAATTCTTACATAGTGTAAAACGCTTTCTACTCTTGTCAATAATTTACCTTTCTCCGTTATAATTTTCTTTTGTTCCATAATATTCACCTTTTTTCATAATTCTCACCGACTATATCTTAATTATCATGATTGCATAACCCAATGGGTAGTAGCATTCAATGTTCCAACTCTAAGAGGCATGATAGTAAAATCAACTTGTACAGGTCCTCTATCATCTTGAATGGGCCAAGTAGCCGCACTAATAAGATAATCATCGAATTCTAATCTAATCTGTTCACCGTTATCCTTTGTAAATAACAGTACTATTTTAGCGTTTGAGCCATCATCAGTTTCACCTAATGTAAATCTATGTGGACTTTGCCTTCTTAGTTCATCAAAAATTCTTCTGTCTGTAACCAATGCTTGCATACTAATTTCGTATGTTCTTTGTCCAGGAACATATGATTTAATTTGCCTATTATATTGCCCAACATATCTTTTATCTGTAAGACTGTTTTGTACGCTAAGTGTAAAAGAAGAAACCTTTAGGAATTCTTGCCCAAATAAACTAATAGAACCATTAGAGAAAAAGAATGGGTCAATAAATGATTGAGTAATATCACAATTTGTACCTGTTCCTCTACCTGTTTGTCCACCAAAGTTTAACAAATTCTTAAATTCTGAAGTATCGTTATTTGTAGAATCATAACATTTACCTACATATCCGCCTTCCGCTTCAAAGACTCTCTTAACATTAAGATTTATAGTAGCCTTAACTTCTTCATTTTCATTTGCCGTTAATTGCATATCTGATACAACACAGCCTGGATATAATTGAGCATAAACACTTTCACTATATGAATTTCTATCAACCATTAAAGAACGACTTGTTCCATCAAGTACTGAACCTTTTTGTGTTAGCATCTCTAAAGCAAAAGATGGTAGTTTGTTATCATTTCTTTCTCCAAAGGTATATGTAATTCCGTTATTTAAAGCACCATTATTTTCTGAAGGTAGTGTAACTAAATATGCTGAAGTGTTAGGAAGTAAAGGAGGACATAGTGTTTGTGTACCCTTTAATACTCTATGGAATTTACCATTTGATGAATGTCCACTTGATGCTCTATCTGTATCTGTGCCTGTATTTACACCTGCGTATAAAATGTGATTTGTTGGTGCTGAATCTACTGTTTGGAAATTATTAGTATGAGTTTTATCTCCACCATTGGTACTTGTAGCACTTGATAAATTACCAAACGCATAAAATAACCATGAACCATGATTTAGATTAACATCAATACTTGCCGCACCTGCGGTTTCCATTCCTCTATATTGATAGGAGTAGTTTCTACTACCTGCTAATGAAAGATTCATTTGTTTTGTTTCTTGTTCAATTTGTGGAATACCGATTGAGTTAGTTAATCCTACCCAATTATTAGATAATACTCTTGGTGAAACTTTGTAAAGTGCGGTAGCATCATCTCCATTTGATTGAATAGTTTTACCTAAGAAAATATGTTCAGTATCAGCAGGGTTATCGGTAGCAGCGATTAAAGCAACCTTAACTGATGGAGTAGAATCAAGAGAAATAACTCTACCTGCTTTTGTAGAAGAAGCCCCTACATCTGATGTATGAATACTTACCCAATCACCCGCAGTTAATGTACCTGTTAAATCTACTGAAGTATTAATAGTAGAAATTGTAACTGAAGCAAGTGTTGGAGTACCACTAACTGTTCCTAAAGAATTAGTAATAAGATGTAAATGTGTTGTAGATGTTGTAGGTTCAGTAATTGTACTTGTTAGTGTACCACTTGTTGCTGATGTAATTACTCTACCTATTTCTACTCCTAATGAATTTCTAATAATATCTCCTACTACATATTTTTGTCCATTACCGACAACAGAACCAAGTACTGCATCACCTTGATTTGTACTTGTTATAGCATTATCAATTAATTCATATGAGTGTGGTGCAGGAATAACTGAACCATTGGCTTCTAAAATAATATAACCTCTTGGGTTTGAAGGTGTAGCATTTGTATCACTATTATATAATGAAGGATAATCAGCAATACTACCTGCAAAATAAATTGCATCTGCATCATTACCTGCTACTATTGCACTAAATCTAAAAGTCGGTGCAGAACTATCATCAGAATAAAAGAATTTAGCAGTACAACCCGTATATAAATCGGGTACTAATTCATAATAATCAGAAAACTTTTTAGTTGTTCCGACTGTTACATTTGTTCCATCTAACGCATATCCTAATGAATATTTAATTAAATGTGCTTTATTCGTTCCTGTTCTTCCTAAAGTTGGTCCTAAAGGCATATACCCTAAGAATAACTCGCTTTCTGGGGCTAAGGTAACCGATTGACCTGAACCCATCCATACTTCTGTTGATACCATTTTTCTTCACCGTTTTATTTTACTTTTCCCTAACAACCTACGGGGGATGCTAATCGTTTCATAACAACATTCACTTTATATCCAAAAATTCTATTCTTTTTATCATTACTTTCTGTTCTATCATTTACAGTTATCATATTGATATTTTCATAAATTGATGAGCCTGTCTTATTCCAACCTCTTCTCCTTTGCTCAAGTATATATCTTACAAGTAAATAAAGACTACGGATTCTTTCAACACCAAAATTACTTGTAGGAGAAACTCTTGTATCATCATTTAGAATCCTATCGTCTTGTCTTGTTCTAATACTAATTGACATATTATAAGTTTCATTTCTATAATCATGTGCGTATGATGGATAATCAATACTATTACCTGTTTCTGAAATTACTATAATATCTTTTGAATAAATATATGTATCAGCATTTGTAGATTCTTTTTTACTTGCAGTATTAATTCTATTACCGCCTCTTGACCTACCTTTTGTATCTACTGTTCTACCTGCTGATAAATCTCTAATGTCCATAATAATTGGATGTACTGCATGAACATCAGCAATATCTCCACAACCACCTGAAACTTTTAATGCGTCAATAGCATCATTCCAATTTGAATCTAATAAATCTACAAGATATTCAGTTTCACTCACCAAACATAACACCTACCATTTCTTCAAATAATGCTTTTTCTATTTCTTGCTTAACAATTTTTTCAACAATATTATCGGACATTTTTTCTCCTAAATATTCTTGAGTAATATCTTGCAAGTCTTGATTATCGCTTATAATTTTTTCAACACGAGTTGGAATAGAATTAATTAAAGCCCTAACTTTATCAGACTGTTCCTTCGTAAATACCATCTCAATCACTATCTATCAAATATATTAAGCGTTTCTTCATATTTAAAATCTTCTCAACATCAGCCCTGTATGTATCAAATTTAGTTTTAATATCTAATCCTGATTGTTGATTTTCTCCTAATAAGATAGTATTATCATCTGATGACATTAATTCACAACAAACTAATTTAGTTGCCGCTTCTGTAATTACTGCTGGAACAGTTTGTTTTCCTGTTTGATAAGTACATCTTAGAGAATGTTTAACTTGTAATGGATATGTACTTTTAAAGAATACAGTACCTGTTGCATTATCTATCCACCAATCATTATCTCTTCCAATATTTTCATTATCTTTAAAATCTTCTTTTGTAATACCTGAACCATTAACTGTAATAGTACAATTTTTACCATCATCAGAAGGTAATAAAGAAGAGATAACAATTGAATTATCATCTTCTAAAGAAGCGTAAAAGAATTTACTAATATTACTACCTGCACTTCCTTGAAAAGATTTCTTTCCATTTTGTCCTGTAAAATCTCTTGTATTAGCAGGGGCTTGTTCATTTATTAAATAAACTAATTCTTGAGCAGTTGTATTATTTCCAAATTGATTATTAAAACAACCTGCATTATTAGGATGCGTTAGTAATGTAAATGTTTCACCACTATTAGGTAATTGTAATACTACATTTGTAATTGAAGTAAAATCTGTAATATTAACTTTACAAGTAGCACCTGCTAACTCTTCCCAAACATCTCCTTTCCAAGCACAAAGTCTTATTACTTTTCTTACATCTTCTCTATTTAATCTAACAAAACCGACATAATCTGTATATCTACTTGTAGCACTATTATATCTGTACATTCTATTAAAATCTAAATCAAAATCTTTCATTTCATCTTCAATAATAGATGGTCGCCAAGATTGCTTTGTATATTCATCAATATAATCTTCAGCGTATCTAATTAACTCTCCAATATTTGCAAGAGTAGGAATTGTATCAGTTGTAAAAGGTGCTATTCCTAATAAATCACAAATTTTTGTCATGTTAGTATAATGTCCTATACCACCGTCATAATCAAGTGAGTTAATTGCTGTATCTGATGGTCTTATAATACTCATTATCGCACCGCCTGTATAAGTACATTCATTCTACTTCTAATGTTTTCAACAAATTCTAATCTATCGGGGTCAGTATTTTCTCCTCTTAATGCGTCATCTTGTATTCTTCCCGTTGGTGTTACTCTTTTATTTCCTATTTTTCTTTTTTGGTCGGGTCTTAAACCTGTACCTGAAACTTTAGGCATAATAAATGATTTAGACCTACCTCTTTCAATTTTATATCCTACATATGATTCAGCCTTTGATTCCCATAAAACTTGCCCTTTTAATAATAATTTACTTTTAGCATAGTCAATTTGTACTTCCATATCTTTAATTTCAATTGATACTTTACCATTTCTACCATCGTTAAATGCTTTATTTTTTGACAAATCTTCTGATAAACCCTTTCTTAAATCTAAAGCATTTAGTAATCTATACATATCTGCTCTTTCAGGCTTCTTAAATTTACTGTCCTGTCTTTTATTATTCCAATGTTCTTCGATTAGTAATCTTTCTTCTTTAATATCTTCTTTAAGTTTAGACATATCATTTACAAAATTACCTTCTTCATCTTTTTCTTCATCTATTTGACTAATTAGATTTTGTAGATTATCCATATCATATTCTACCATTTCTCCCCACTCATTTAGAATAGTACCAAATTTATCTGTTGAAATATTAATATCTCTTGTATCATTTACAATTCTTAACTCTCTTCTAAGTAAAGTTAATCTATTATCTAAATTAGAAGTCATTGTATCATATTTAATTAAATCTTGTAATCCATTTAAAAATTCTTCTTCTTTCATTAATTCAAATGTTTTACCTGTTGTTAAATCATCAAAGTCTTCTAATGATTCATCTACCATCATCTGTTGTCCTGCTGTTTCACCTTCAGTACCCTGCATAGCATCTTCGGCTTCTCTTTGTTCTTGTTCGGCTTCTTCAAGTCTTTCTTGTTGTATTCTTAACTTTGCTGATTCTTGAGCCGCTTGTTCTCTAAATTCTTCTTCGGTTAAATCATCTTCATCGTTTGCTTCATCTAACGCTTCAATTAATTCTTCGTTTTCCATAGCAAAATTAATAACTTTATTCATTGTCTTTTGGAAAATTGTTAATTTATTAATAAAATTATCAGTCTTTTTTAAAGAAAAATCTTCTACTAAATTTTTTCTTAATTCATCTACTGTAAATTTAAAAGAACCATTGTCTTTTAAGTAAGATGAAGGTGTAAAATCTGATAAATCAATAATGTCTTCTTTTTCAAGTCTTTCGTTTTGTAATTCTTTAAGATTACTAATTATACCTGCGACCATTTCCATATCACCAATTAAATTAGAAGTAATATATTTTTTAACTTTATTTTCTAATCTTTCTTGTGTGGAAGTAGTTTTTGCTCTATAAAAATTAGTTAAAACATCTCTAATCATTTTCCATTGATAATCTCCACTAATTCCAGGTAATTTTTTTACTATATCTTTAGGTATATTACCTGTATAATTAATTATAACTTTACCTTCTTTATTAATTTGTTTATCTATTACTGATTCAGAATTAATAATATCTCTTGATGCACCACCTATTGTTCTTGCATATCCTGATTCAAAATCAACTGCCCTTTTCTTAATTTCAATAGGTAATTTAAATTTAGTTTTATTAGTTTCTACTTCTTCTAATCTAACATTAATATTATCAGGATTAACAAATGAATCTAAAATAAATTCTTCAATTGTATCTCTACTCATTTTAACAGGTCTATCTGATAAATCGTCTTTATCTCTTTCTTCTAATGTAACTGTTTCAATTGTAAATTTGGCTTGTGCATTTATAAGCGGTTGAAGATTTTGCTTCTGCCACATATTTAATGCTCTATCTAATAATCTTACGACTGTTTTTATGTCTTTTTCTTTTATAAATTTAACAAAACCTTTTTGGTCTGTTATTTCATCTAATTCTTCATTACTAAATGTAATAGGATATGGAATTTGTTGTAGTAATTCTAACAATGGAGGTTTAATCTCATTACCTTTATCGTCTTTACCAATAGTAATTAGTTTATCTATCTGTACATTAATATCTAATTCTTCTTTCCCTTCGTTAATACCTGTTAATTTACTTTCTACAATTAATGGTACTGCTAATAATTTTAAATATGTGGCTTCTCTATTTTTTACTTCTGTTTCAAATTGATTATATGATAATTCTTTACCTGTTATCATACTATATTTTGTATTGTATAAAGACTCATCTATTGTCTTTTCTACATTTTCAATTAGAATGCCTAAAGCAACCTTTTCTTCATTTGTTTGTGGTTCTAATGTAACTGCTGAATAAAATCCTTCTACTTCAGGACTATTTTCAATAACTTGTCTTAATGTAATATCATCATTATACATTGTTTTTAACTGCTCATCAAATTTTACTCTTGTAATTTCAATAGAAGATTGAAGGTCTCTAATTTTCTTTGTAAATGCGCCCTTTGCAGCACCTGTGGCTTTATCTCTTTCTAATTTAAGAGCCTGTAATTCATTCTTTCCTTCAATAAGCAAATTTCTTGCGACATTATACTCTTCTGTATTTTTTACATTTAGACCTCTTTTATTGGCTTTAAATTGTCTTCCATATGAAACTTCAAAACTTTTAAAATTACCATCTTTATCTTTAATCTCAATTGTTCTATCTGAAAATTTTAATTCTTTGGGTTGTTCTTCACCTTCTACTTGTTGATAATATCTATTATTATTTAAATCTCTCAACTTAGTATCTAATAGTATATCAATTGCTTCTTTATTAATACTATTAAATGTTTCTAAATCCCAAGCATCTTTAAAAGTAGGATTATTATCCCACTTCTTTTTACTTCGCATCCAACGGATTAAACCTGCTCTAATTCTTTTTTGCATTCCTATTTTAGATTGGTCTTGAGGAATAATAAACTGATAAAAAAATTCTAAAGCAGTATCTACATTCCACTTAGTACCATCTTCAAAGTTATCTACTCCACGAAAAGAGCCTACTTCTGTTTCCATTATTTACACCCCTCAAGAGTGTAAAACAAACATTTCAAGTCCTGTCCAATCATCACATTCAATTCTTAGACCACTTCTACAAAGAATACCATCAGTATAATGTTTTTGTTCTGATATATTTGCTAATAATCCTGCATCAAAACTATATCTTGCTATTAAATTAGTAGTGCCTGTTCCTGTATTATCAGCATAAACTGAAATTACTCTTGTAGCACCTGCGGCTAATGCACCTGTTGGAGTTAAAATAAAACCATTATAGACACATGGACTTGCTGATTGAACATTAGTATCGCCTGTTATTCTTGTACTTTGAATTCTTCCCATTGTAAAACACCTTCTCGGTAAAAGAAATGAGAGAGGTCGCCACTAATAAAAGTAGCGACTCTCCCTCAAATCAATTTTAGCATTTACTAATTACTCTTCTTCATCAGATAGCAAAGAAATTAGTACAGATTTGTTATCAAAAGCCTTGTATTCAAGACCTCTTTCATCACAAAGAGCCTGTAATTCTTTCTTTGTTAGTGTAGATAAATCAACTACTTCATCAACAACTTCAACTGTTTCTTCTACAACTTCTTCAATTGTTTCTTCCACAACTTCTACTGTTTCAGTATTTTCTTCACCTTCAATTTCCCAACCATCTGCACCTGTTATTTTTAGAACCATCTGAGCATTTGCTTCTACCCAAACACCATTAGGAAACTCTCTTCCATAAAGGCGAGCAAAACCTAAAGTATATCTAATTCTTGGCATTTAATTCACCTCAAATTTGTCCGTGTACTCTTACTCTAAGATTAGTATTAGTAATATCTGTATTATCAGCAGTAGCATTTGTTCCATCAAGAGAAGTAAAAGATAGTAAAAAACCATCTTTAACTATATTTACTCCATCCATTCTGTAATAACTACCATCACCTAATATCTTAGTGCTAACCAAATAATCAGCAGGTCTATTTGTTCCTAAAATATGTACTGCACTAACAGAAGATAATCCTAAACTGCTTAAAAGTATAGGTTCTCCACCATCTCCAACTGTATCTACTGCAATTAAAGCATCTACTACATATTCAGTTCCAACAACTCTCGGTGCATCAGAACCCAAATGGTCTGCAATTAATGTTATTGTATGTGCCATTTTTCATCACCTATTAATTAATTAAAAACCTCAAGATAGGTTAGTAATCTTTCCTTGTGCTTTCAAGAATGTACAAACAACTTCACCAATGGTTCGGTACATACCCTTGTTTCTAAGTCCATCAACCGAGAATGGGTCGCCCGAATCAATACCTGTTTCAAAGTATTCAGTTGGCTTCAAAGTAGCAAAGTGAATATGGTCTGTATCAAGAATGAAAATATCACTCAATCCACTACCTGTTCCTGTGCTTCCCATTTCCTTACAAGGAATAATAGGAATGTCATGATAAGTAGCAACCTTAAATCCAACTTCTCTACCCTTTACACCTTTAATACCATTTACAGTAGGTAGTACTTCAGTTCTTCCCATGAATCTTTCTTGAGATTGTAGAAGTTCTCCCAATGCTTGAATTGTATCATATCCTGTTAGAATAACCTTTGGAGAAGCACCACGAATTTGCAATTCTCTTAGAGCAGTATTTAGCAAGTTAAGAGTTAGTGGTCTTCTTGTTGTAGCATCAGCAGAAGAATCTACAAATGCACCCATCCAAGCATTATTAGCCGCAACTGTTCTATCTTTTCCATATAGAGTCTTCATTTCTGTTGGTAGAGCACCTGCAAATAGATTTCCGCCATCAGCAGCCTCTAATTCTGTCTTGTTAGTTACAATTTCATATAGAGATTTTAGGTTGTTTGTTCCAACATAATTTCCTGAACCATCAGTCTTAGATTCCAATGGAGTTAGAAGCATATGATTCATCATTTCAGCGTGTGTAACACCAACTTCTTCTCTATAAGCAGCCATAATATCACCAATTCCATCATCAATCTTTGCCATTGCAGCAGCCAATTCAGAAACTTCAAATTGATGTGCAATAGTTTTAGGAGAAACATATAGTGTTTCATACTTTGGTGCAATTGGGGCAAATGCAGTTGCATCGTTAGTAGTAAATGATGCGTTTTCAGCAACACCACCAATCAAATCTTCTGTTAGAGAACCTTGATTTGTACCACCTGTAATATTAAGAATATCTCCACTACCACCAATTGCTCTTTCAATCATGACTCTCCAGCCGCTTGACTGATATGGCTTCTTTGGTAGCATAGCGAATGCATTAATTTCACGGTTTAGCATAGACCAAACTTTTTGTCCATATACTAAATTATATAGAGCCTGATTGCTTTGTGAAAATGCACCACTACTTGAATCAGTATGCAATCCTCTTGTTACTCCAACGCCTCCCGATTGTCCTGTTGATGCTTTCAAAAGACTATTACCACCAAAAGAACCGTAGGTTGCTCTTTCTAAATCTGCTATTGTTCTAATTTTTAAACTCATATTTTTCACTTCCTTTATTTTGTGATTCTAATAGAATCAGCCTTGTACCTCACTAACAAGGTCATTTAATTCTTCCCAAGACATTTCACTAATATTGTCCATCTTTGCGATTACATCATCAGATAGTGTTGAGGTTGTTGTTGCTTGTGTAACTTGCTTTGCAATTACAGCATTGTTTGATTCAAGAGATTTGCGAAGTTCAGCAAACTCGTTCTTTAGAGCAGCAACTTCAGCACTTGCATCATACTTTTCCTTAGCAATCATGTTTGCTTCAGCCTGTAATTCAGCATTGTATCTTGCTTCAAATTCATTCTTAATCAAATCATATGCTCTTGCTTCTTCCTTTTCAGCCTTAAATTGTGCATATGCCTTTGCGATGTTTTCTTCGCTTAGGTCAAGAGTATCAATACTATTACCCTTGCGAGCAATAAATTCACTATACTCAGCGTCAAATCTTCCTGTTAGGTTAGATTCTCCCATTTTTTGTCCTGTTGCGTTGTGTCCATATACAGTAGATTCAGCCGCTTTTGCTTCCTTATCTTCTTCCATATTTTCTTCATCATCTTCAGCCTTGTAAGACATGGATTCTTCATCATCCATATTTTCTTCATCATCAGCCATATTTTCTTCATCCATAGCCATTTCTTCAACTTCGCTATCATCCTTCAAAATCATTTGATTTCGTAGTTGAGCAACAATGTCTTCAAACTCGCCTAATGCTTTACTAATTTCATCAGTCATTTTTTCACTTCCTTTATTTTTATCTTCCTTTACAATTTCAAATTTTGCTTCAGGGTTTATTCCCTCTTCACAAATTGTAATCTCATGGAGTTCCAATTTATCTATTTCTTTGTATGTACCAATATCAGGGTCATGGACATTATGCTTATGCATGGCTTGTCCACCAATACTAAAAGAGCGAAGTTTGCCTTTCCTAATATCTCTTGCAACCTCTTTCGCTTTTTCAATGTCGTTCCTCATTTTAATAACTACAAAGAATCCTGTATCATCGCAACCTGTCTTTAACAAATTACCTTTTGTGTCTGTGTAGGAATCAATTACTTCTCCTACTTGTACATTTGAATGAGTAATCATTACATTTTTATAATCACTCTTCATGAATTTTTCGGCTGCTTCGGCTAAAGCATCTAATGTAATTAGGTCGTTCTGTTTATCTACTACATCAACAGAAGCATATCCAGCGATAACCAAATCTTTTCCTGTTCCTTTTAGAATTGCTAATTCAGAACCTGAAGTATGATGATTACCTAACCTAATAGGTTTAACCTGCAAAGAAGCCATTGGTATATATTTTGTTTTTACAAGTATATAAAGGATAACCCTTATTCGTTAGAAAATGTAATACTTCTATATTTATCTTGATTAATATCCCATAACCCTTCATCACTATCTTTATCAGTTGGTTTAGTTTCATAACCTGTCCATGCTACCCACTTATCTTCATTCATTATTGGTACTACTCTAATATGAAATTTACCTTGATACATTTTACCATCTAATATATACTCATGATAACCATCTCTTTGAGCACCTAATTCTATTTTCCCTTCATCTAACATTTTATGTTTATCAGGTTCTTCATCTATTTCGGCTAAATATTTTGTAGCCTTACCAAACAATTCATAAATATCTTCAGTATTTTCTTGTTCTATTCTCCAACTAAATGTTTTACCCTTAGCAGTATAAATAAAATTTAAATCACCATCTTCTCTTTTCCATACCTCGTATGTATCTGAATCTTTTTCTTCATCTTTTTTTATAAAATCAGATTCAGGTAATTTAACTAATGTTTTTTCATCATGGTAGAATGTCTTTCTATTACTATTATATAATACACCAAAGGCTTCTCCTCTTTCTTTAATAAAATTAAATAATCCTTTTTCTAAATTAGTATCAGCAAATACTCTTTTAATTATATCAGGTGCTTTTTGTTTTACCTTTCTAATTAAATCTACTTTACTAATCTCACCTTCATTAACTATTTCAGAAACAATTGACATTAACTTACCGCTATCTTTTTTGTATATAGAAGTTAATTCGTCTTTCCATAAATCAATATCTATCATAGCATTTTTAGCCATTAGATTATCTTGATAAAATCCTGATAATACAAACCCATCGGTATCAAGAGTAGTATTTAATTCTACTACACCATGTATATTATCTGTAATTGAATATGATTTTTTAAGTGCTTCTATATTATAATCTGATGCTGATTTTTTATTATCCTTTGATAAAAATTCTAAAGTAATAATTTTTTCAGGTTCTGTAACTTCAGGCTTTTCAATAACCTTAGCACTATATACTGAAAATCCTGTCTTTGTTTTCTTTACTTCATCAACCTTAACTCTTATAATTTTACCAACTTCTGATTTAATTTTAGTATTAAGTGCTTTACCTACAACTAAGTAATCTCTTTTATCATGTCTTTTTACAGGTTTAACTTCTTCATCGCCAATTGGACCTGCACCTAATGTATAACTAAATGTACCATTTTTATTTTTTCTTACTTCTAATACAAGTAAATCTAAATCTACAAACTTTTTCCATTTAACCCATTTAGGATTTTTCTTCTTCCCTACAATGTATGAGGACTTAGCATCTTTAATCATCACACCTTCTGATGTAGGATTATTCATAATTTCTTTAGCATACTCTTCTATTTCTTCTAAGGAGTCAGCCATTCTTGTATTAGATTTACTTGGGAATTGTAGGTATTTATCTGATAACTTAGTAAATTCTCCCATTAGTAATTTTAATCTTTCTTCAAGTTTATTTTTCCAAATGTGTTCTCCATTTAATCTTAGAATATCAAATACATGAACCCTTAACTCATAATTACTATCATTATTTTTTGAATTAATAAATGATATTGTATCGGCTCTATGTAGTGGTTCATCATCTTCATACAAAACAACCTCAGCATCTAATATACATTTAGGGAAATCTTCGTCTTGCATAATTTTAATTTGTTTATCAAACTTACCTGTAATATCTCTATTATTAAATGAATATACTTTAATTTCTTTTGTTTTATGTATTTGTATTCTCATACCGTCATACTTTTCCTGTACTACATATTCTCCTGTAAAACCTTTTATTTCTTTCATATCATCTATTTCAAAAATACGGTACATAGGTTTGTTAGGTACAATAAATTCATTTAAAGTATCTTTATCTTCTTTTAAAATTCTTTTAGTATCAGTTAATTCTTGCCATTCAGCAGGACTATGTTCACTTGTATATACTTCATACAATAATTCTCTTGCCGCTTGCATTTTAGATTTTAACCTTTTAACATTTACTTCTTCACCATAGTTTTCTTGTAGCCATTCATAGATTTCTCCATCTGTTAAATCTAAACCTACAAATCCTTCAGTAAATGTATCTTCTAATTTACCAAAATCTTTCCAATTATCTAATGCACCACGACCTGTTCTATATACCCAATGTAAAAATATAGCATATAGTTGTTTATTCTCTAATAACTTCTTAGGTAATTCTGAACCATACTTTTTTCTGAATGGGTCTTTAGAGAAAGACTTTTCATCTTGTATTGTTTTTAGATTTTCATAAATTCTTTTAGCCTTTGCACCTTGCGGGTCTTTAGATTCTTGGCTAAATAATAATGTTTCAGACATTTTATCTCTAAGTAAATCACCAATTGGTTGAGGACTATCCCAACTTTGTTGTATTTCTTCTACAACAGTTTCCCATTCATCTTTGTAATCTTTTGGTCTTTCTCTCGCACTTAAATATGCTACTCTTACTTTATCATAAAGTAGCCTTAAAGACCTTGATAAAGGGTCTATTCTTCCCGCAACAGGCATTTAAACACCTACTTCATATCATTAGGTTTTAATGCCGTAGGGGAATCTACTCTTGTAGTATCTAAAAACTTTTCAAGTTGTGCAGTAACTTCTTGTAATTTTCTTAAAAGTGCTTTACCTTCAGAAGTACTCATAGGATTCATAGCCTTTCTTTCTTCAGTTAAATCATCTTTTATTTCACTTGCTGCTAAAGCCCCACCTGCTAATGCTAATTGAGGAACAAGATTTTCAATGTTATCATCTTCATCTTCCTTTGAAATAGAATCTCCTGTAAAATCTCTTGATGGTACTCTTCTATTAGGTACAAATCCTTTAGAAATAGTTTGTTCAATAGGCTTTGCAGTTAATCTAACTACATCTACTTTCTGTCCTTTCTTTTGGCTTGGCGTTGTAGGTTTTACATTAGGGTCAATATTACTTCCTAAATGATTAGAAAGTAGATTTGCTAATTCTACTAATTGTGTAATTACTGCCGTTGTTCTATCATCTTCATGTGAATGAACCGCAAAGTCCATTGTTACATCTGTTTCAGGTTTCCAATCCATTTTACTCACCACTCATTTTTACTACTAATTCGTCTATTTCCTTCCAATCCATCTTTGCAATTGTATCAGCACTTGGTACTCTACTTGCTGTTTGAATTGATGGTTTCATTCCTTCTACTTTAACAAGACCTGACTTTAGTAAAACATTATCAGCATTAAATACTGTTGTTTCTAAGGTCTTGATTCTATCTACTAATTCTTTTAATAATAATGTTAATTCTTCATCCATTTTTACTCACCGCTTTTTGGGTATATCATTTCTCTTAATTCTCTATACAATTTTTCATAATCCTTGCGTAATCTTGTCGCTAATTTTACTACTTTAATATTCTCATCATCTAACCTAAGAACCTTCTTGTTTAGTTTCTTATCTCCCTTAACAACACCTAATGTCCTTAATAATCTGATGAGTTCTGACAACTTAAGGAAATCATGCCCGAAGTATTCTGTGGGGTCGGCAATATTTAAAATTGCCTTTATTTTCTTCTTTTGTCTTTTGTTTAGAGATTCTAATATAATACCTACATCTTCTTTAATAAGAATGTCATCCTCTTCTCCCAATACTAATAATAAATTATCAAGAGATTTTTTAGTTTCTTCTAAATTTTTGTATATTCCAGGTTTATATCTAACATATTTTGTTCTTTCATATGTCTTAGGTTTTCCTTTTTTGTCACGAACAATACCCATATTATTACGCTGTGTTTCTGTAACTTTTTGTTTTCTCCAACCTACCATTCTATGAATTTCCTCATCTGTATATTTTCTTGTACCATCTGTATTTTTAATACGCCTCAATCTTATAGTTTCTTTATCTACCCATGCATATAATTTTTTACCTGCTTCTTTTGGTTCAACTTCTTGAGTTACTAAATTTACTTTTTTACCTGCTTCTTGTTGTGTTGGTAATGCGCTTGGTGCTATTTTACTTGGCTTTAAAAACTCTACATCAATTTCAGTATCAACTCTAAGTAATCTTCTTAGAATAGTAGAAGATTTATACAATTCCATAAAAGTAGTAATAATATATGAAAGGATAGTTTCTCCGTAAATTTCTTCACTTAACATTTTAGTAATATTTTCTTCTATTACTTTTAATTCATCAGCATCTCTACCTTTATATTTAGTACTCAATCCTTCTCCTTTGGCAATATCTATTAAATCTTCAATGACAGACCTAACTTCGCTTGAATTACCATAAGCCTTCAAGATTTTACTAAATCTTGGACCTAATCTAAATTTAATTTTATTATCTGAATCAATTACCACACCCTTTCTAACAGCATTAACTAATTTAGGAAGAATATCATTCTCAAACATTCTTAATTTAGCAAAATCTCCAACCTTTGTATCTGATTTACTTCTCATTAATCCATCTCTAATACCTTGTAAAAAGTATGCAAAGTCTTCTTCAGATGTATTAGAATCTACAATATAATCATCCCAAACATCATTAAATAGAGTTACAAGATTATTAATTGTATTCTTTTTACCTGTAATAAGTTGAGGATATTCAGGTAAAATATCAGCAATTTTTTCTATATATTTATATTTACTTCTTTCAGATAGTTTTACCCAATTTTGATATGACTTAGAATAACCCATTTTCTTTAACCAATATTCTCCAATAGGTCTAAGATATTGATTATTAAACCATGTATCTCTTGTTAAATCAATAGTTTCAAATCCTTTAAAGAAATCTACATTAGATATATTTCTTGAATCTCCCGTACCAAAATTAATTCTAATACTTGTTTGTCTTGATTTATCTCTCGATGTATTAAATTTAGAATCTTGTCCTATTTCCATACCTTTTTCTTTTGCTTCAATTTGTGAAGGAGAAATATTTACATTTCTTCCTACCTGTCTATTTTTTATATCTTTTTCTAACTCAACCTTAATTTCTTCTAAGGCTTCTCTATCTTCATCAGATATTTCTTTTTCATTTAAAAATTTCTGTAATCTAAGTAAAGATTCTTTAGTAGGGCTATATAGAGAACCAACTAAATTTAATAAATCCATAAAACTTTTGTAACTTTCTTCTCTATTAGCCGCATTTTTAATCCATTCGTCTAATAATTTTTGACCTTCAGTTTTTGCTGCTTCTTCTTCAGCCCTTTGTTTTTCTTGTTCAAGTTTTCTTGCGGCAGTTGCTAATGCTGCTCTATCTAACTTAACTTTATCTTCTTTATCTTTTATTTTTTGCTGTTTCTTTCTTTCCTTTGCCTGTTCTCTACGGGCAATATTAAGATTCTTTTCATATTCAGCAATTTGCATTTTAATATCTTTAAGAGATTCTTCAGGATGTTTTTGTTGTAAATATTCAAGCATTACCTTTTCTTCTTCTTTACCATCAGGATATTTTTTAATTAATTCAGGTTTTAGGTTTTCTTTTATTTCATTAGCAAGAGCCTCACCTCTTTTTTCCTGTCCACCTATATATGTTAATCTACCATTAACCATTTGTTTTTCAGGATGTTTTTCTAATATTTCCTTCTTCTTTTCTTCAAAGTATGAATCTAAAATTGTAGGATATTGGAAAGATATAAAAGAAACTTTATCATCGTTAAATTGTTTCAATTGGATAATTAATCTTGTATCAAGAGAAACATCTCTTAACAATTTTTTAACTTCTTCTTCTGTAATAGCCTTAGTAATATAATCACTATCTACTAAAGCGTAGAAAAGTCTTTGATAAAGACTCTTATGTAAATTATAAACTAAGACGGATGATTGCATAATCAAACTTCCTTCATCTTCTTGTTTATTTTTGGACCGCCTGTAATAAATCCTGGAATTGATTGTTCATTAATTCCTTTATTTACGGGTGGGTGTTCATGAACCCCTGCTGGAACTGTATTTACAGTTTGCTTTTCCGCTTTAGGTTCTTGATTAACCTTCTTTCTAAGATTATCAATTTTTGCTCTTGCTTCTTCTAATTTTCTATTAATTATATTATTATTCATTTTAACCAACTCTCCTTTCTGTTCTTCTATCAACATTGTTATTTGCTGCTTCTTTAGGTAATCCCATATTTCTATTAGGTGGACCGACACTCATTGAGGGTTTATTTCTTGTTTGTCCTCCACCTTGCCCTAATAAATTCTGTTCTGCTAATTGTCCTAATTGACTCGCATCAATATCTGTTCCTGCATATGGGTCAGTTTCTAATTTTTTATCAGGTTGCTTTTCACCCATAGGTTTTTCTTCTTCTTTTGGCGGAGGCTTTGAATAAATAAAGTTTCCATCTTCATCCATATCTACTTCAAATCCTAAATTCTTAATTTGAGTAGCAAGGTTAATTTCAATTTCTCTCCTTCTTAATTCGGCTACATTATCTTCTTCTTCAGAACGAAGTAGAATTAAATTCCAATCAGTAATACCAAATTGTTTTAACAAGAATGGGAATAAATATTGATTATATACATTTTGCGCTAATTCAACAGAACGATTAGTTACAAGAATTTGCATACCCTCGTTATTTAAACCACCGCTTGTAGATGTATCTCCTTGAAAGATTTTACTTACACCATAGAAAGCACCAATTCTATCTCTCAAATCATCTTTTACATTTATGTAATCCATTTCTTTAAGAGTATTCATAAATTGTACCCATTCAATACTACCTTTACTACCGCCATCTGTTTCAATACCCATAATAGGAATATAATGTGGGTCTTTCTCTAACTTCTCTTTAACTCCTTTCCAATACTTTACAAGAGATTCCATGTTATTTGTTTGTACTGCAAGAATACCTCTTGGTGCTCTTGCTTTTGTATAAGAAGTATTTACATAATTTTCCATAGCAATTAATGTAGTAATATGACTCCATAGAGTTAGAATAGGTGAAAAACCATAAAGTCTTGAAGGGTTATACTTACTCAAGTGCATAACTTCTCCCTCTACAAAGTATTGGTCTTTACCGTGTACTCTATTTATATAATGTATAGGGTGTAATTTAGAACCACATTCGGGGCAACTTGCTAATGGGTCTGTTTCAAAAATCTCTCTATGTGTTAAACAAGTATAATGAGAATTTCCTCTATTACCTTCTTCATCAACATCTATATACATTGTTAATGGGTCGCCTCTATAAATTTCTTTTATTTTATGTAGGGCTACACAACCTTCGTTATCTAAGTAATATTCTTTTACTAAAATTAAGAAAGCATCATCAGCAATATTCAAATCAGCCTCTATTTCTTTTAATACATCAATAAATTTTTGCTCAGAACTATTTACATACCCATTAAAGAATTTTTCAGCATAAATTTTTTGTTGTTGTGATGGTGCTCTTAAACTCTTACTACCACAATTTCTACAAACATCTGTTTCCTTTTCATGCTTTGTACCGCAATCATTACATATTTTAAAGAAAGATTTATTCCATTCAAAACCTCTTCTGAATATTTCAGTCTTTAATTGTGTAATACATGTCCTAACAATAGTAGATTGATTAGCAACATCATATAATACAGGTCCAATAATATGTTGTACATTTCTTTTTTCCTGTATTCCTAAATTATAAACTTCTTTGGCAAGTGGATTAGGGGTTTTTCTACGAACAAATTTCCCTAAGTAATCTCTTAATCCCATCAGACCACCCCACTTTCCATACTATCCATCAATTGCATCTTACAATTATCATGGTATTTAACAACTACTTCGGGGTCTATATCATATTTTTCAAATTCTTTAACGCCTTGACCTCTTGAATCCTTCCAATTCTCATATTTAATTAGTTTAAATATTTCCTGTAATCGGGGTTTAGCCCATTCTTCTCTCTTAAAATTTTTCTTGATTCTAATCGCCTCTTGAATTAATCTACCCTGTGTTTGTTTCATTCTAAGATGTGGTATGCACTTTTCTAAAATTGTTGTGATGTCGTCTTGACTGTAAAAATTTAACCTGTGTTGGCTTCTACTATTTTCTCCTACTTTTTGGTCTAAGTGTAATCTCCCACATTTTAATTCCTTTTCTAATTCTTGGAAAAATGCTTTACCTCTTTTACCCGTAGCAATCATTCCTACTCTTGGTGCTAAAGAAGAATCCATTGTAATGTAGCCATCGGAATCAATAAATCCCGCTACATAGGAATATAAATCTTTCTTAATTAAATGTTTCACTAAGTAGTACTCATTATCTACTTTAGTAGCACCTATCTTCATTAACATTTTTGAAATAGATTGGGGTGTTGAAATTTTAGAATGTCCTTTAGATAATCTGGAGTGAATTTCATTAGAAGATAATCCTTGATTATTACAAATAATTTCTCTTACACTCTTTTCAATCATTTCTTTCTTAGATTTTCTTATAGATTGATGAGGTATATCTTTTAATAATTTTCTTAATTCATTTCTACTTTCTCTTAAAATAATATAATTATTTGAATATTGTGTGCCGTAATCTAATGATTTCATTTCTAAATCGCTTTCCCACATCTTACAACATAATTCTATGATACTCTTTCTTGTTTCACCATCTTTAATATTATGCAACTTTTGTATTTGTGAAGGGTTATAACCTAATCTTTTAAATCCTGATTGATATGGTTTTAACCAATAAATTGTATCTAAAGATTTTTGTAAATATTCTTCATACGCAGTAATTAAATGGTCTATACCTTTTGAAATTTTAATCTTTTCTTCACCTTTAAAATTTCTTCTCATATCTCTTAATTCCTTAACTAAATCAGGAATATTCTTATTAGATACAATAGGTTCTACGGGAAGTTGTTGAATATAATCACTTGCTTCAGTTAAATTAATTTGTAATGTTTTAGAAATATCTTTTAGAATATCTACCTCATTACCGTATTGAGTGGATAACCATTGACCTACATTACTCTTGTTAAACTGTTCTTTAATTTTATCTTTAACAGGTTTAACTTCTTGGTCTAACATTCTTTTTTCATCTTCTACTCTTTTAATTTCTTGAACATCTCGTTCTAATTCTTCTATATCAATATCATCATCCTGTTTAAAGATTAATACCATAAAAAGCACCTCCCTTTGTTGGTGTAGTAGGGGTTGAACTAAACAGACTACCACTATCTATATCTAAAAATGTATCGGAAAAAGTCTTTGTTGCATAATTGGCTAAAGCAAGAGCAATTACTATATCATCATGTGCGCCTACACCTTCAATTTTACCATGTGCATTAATTCCAAATGCGCCTAATTCTTGAGTAATCATATTAGTTACAGACTTAGATGCTTCATTTTGCATAGGTAAAACTATCTTCCCATTATCAATATTCATTTGTAAATTTAATATAATTTCTTCCTTTTTCTTTCTACTCATAGTAAATTCTCTAACAGGAAAATCTGAAATATTTTTCAATTCCATAGCAAAAGCCTTAGCAAATGTATTTGTTTCAATCATGACTACTTCAGGCTTATACCTTCTACACAATTCCATTATGTGTTGTATGTGTTCTCTAAAGTCAAGTCCTTTTGCCCTAAACATATGAACCACTTGTTTATTCATGTTTTCATCAACCTCTAAGACCATCATTACAGTATAATCCCCATTTGCCGAAATAGCAGGGTCATATCCTATATAATATTGAAAACCCTCTCTCGCAACGCTCTCAAGCGAAGCATAGGGATTCTTACACGCTTTAATTGCATCAGGTTGAAAAAGCATAGTATTTGTACTGATAGGTACGCAAAGATATTCTCTTGTAAATTTAGCCGAGCCTATTTCTACCTTTCTCTCTTCAAGCATTTCAAGACTCCAACGATTAGCCCATAAAGCCGTTCCATCTTGCTTAATTGCAGGGTATCTTGAAACGGTATATGCGGGGTTTTCTTCTAACTGTACAAATATATCTGTATATGTAAAGGGTGTTCCGACCATTCTCAAAGAAGCCGTATGGTGAAGTGTAGGAATCATATCTCCCCAAAACCAATCTGTAACTCTTTGAATAGCGGTCATACTAAATTCTTTCAAAGGGTCGTCAATAATAATTTCTTGAGGGTGCAATCCACGAATCTGAGAACCTACTGAACGCTCTAATATCTCATTACCATTTGTTAAACGCATAGCCCCAACTGCCCAACCGCCTCTCGGTTTGAATCTTTTTAATTGTGGGATATTAGTGAACATTCTATCTATGTCTTTCATATGTACCATTGTTTGTTTATGATTAGAAGAAATGTAAAGCATTTGATATGGTGGTTCTTGAAAACATAATTGATAAACACACCATGAATGAAAGAAAACAGATTTTCCGTGGTCTCTTGAACAAATAATAACTGTCCTTGAAGTATTATTTACAAGGTCTAACCATTCCTCATGAAAGTCGGCTAACTCATACCCTAATACCTTTTCAAAAAAATAAGGAAAATTTCCTTTGGACATCTTCAAATCCATTTCTGTTAAAAAATCATCCATTAGAATCACCTACACTTAAGAATATCCCATGCCTTTTGCATAGCCTTATCTTCTTTCATACTTTCAGGAATATAAATAGCATAAGTTCTATTTTTACCTTTTAGTACATCATAATGTCTTTGTGGAATATCAGGATGTTTTTCTTCAGCGTTAAGGAATATCTCAAAACCCTCACTTGTATATTTTGTTAATCTATTTTCGCTATCATTTGATAAATCAAGAACAATAGGTATTTTTCTTTGATTTGCTAAATCTTTTATGAAAGGCATTCTTTTCTCATCTAATATTTTATTAAAGCCTCTACCTCTATAATCTACTCCATACATTTCAGGGTGTTTAGGCATACCGCCTACTGTAAAACTACCTGCATCACCAATAACATCATCTAATGCTACTGCACCTACCTTAGCAACATAATAACCAAACTCATCAACTATAATCCAAATATAATTTTCAGTACCGCTAAATGTAAAGGGGCTATCCTTTCTATTTCTTGGTCTTCTATTTGCTTTCTTCCACCTATTACCTATTTCTATAAATCTTTCTTCTGAAATTGGACCAACTATTGTAAAGGTTTCACCATTATTTTGGAAAGTTTCTCCCGCAGGTACAGGATATACTTCATCTCTTTCTCCCTTCACCTAAACATCCCCTTAACCTTGTAGATAATTTCTGAAGTAAATCCATAGGTTTCGGCAATATCATTAAATGAAGATTGACTCTTAGTAATATTGTATATATCAATACCGTATAAATCTATATTATGTTCTTCTTTAATCATATTTGAAACATATTGAATGTCCTCTAAATCGCTAATATCTAATAACCCATAGTAGATTTTATCTCCCTTCATTTTTCTAAGTATATCAGTTGCTTCTAACATAGCGTGAGTAATTGGTCCTGTTAGTTTTACATCAGATTCTAATAATTTCTTCTTTACTCTCTCACTTGCTGTTTTAAATCCTCTAATTCTCATACCTGTTGTATTGATGTAATTTTCCCATTCATCTGAATTAATTAGGGCTATCAAATTTTCAATACTTACCTGTTCCTCTTTTTGTTTATTATTCCAAAAACTCAAAGATTCTCCTTCAAAAATAATCTCATCTAATTCAGATTTATCTTCAGTTGCTGAAGCAACATCGTAAAGACTTGCACCAAATAATATTTCACTTCTTTCAATAATACTATCTAACTCATATGATTCATCTTCTACTACTGAATCTACACCTGCAAAGAATTTAATATAAGCATTTAAAGCATCGCTAAACAAATTATTCAAATCATCAGTATAAACTAATTCATTTTGATTTGCTATTCTTCCTAAGAATTTATTTAAAGTGTTTAAATCATCTACTTCTATAATAGGTTCGTTACCCTCTCTCATAGACCTTCTCGCCATGTTAATATTACTACTTGCAACAATTGAAGGGAAATCTTTGAATGCCTTTGATGTAAAGAATTTAGGTACATCTTCTAACAAAACCATATTACTTGTTAATGGTTTTACATAAAACTCAGAAATAAGAGTTGTTACAGTTTCTATTTCTTTCATTCTATCTAAATCTACTTGACTCATCTTAGGTTGAAGTGTTCTTGTAATACCTCCTAAATATTGAACAGGTGTACTATCTTGTCCACCTCTACCTCTTCTTACAGGTCTATCAGGTACTCTTTGTTTTGAGTATTGTAGATTAATAAAATTACCTACACCTTTAAAGAATCTTTCTGTACCTCTATTAATAAATTTAACAGCCTCAGAATATTTCCTAAATGATTCAGATTTTTTAATTCCTCTTTCATAATAATTGACAGTATATAGTGCTTCTAAATTATCAAAATATTTTACAGCCAACTCATCATCTAATAGAGGGATATAAGAATCGCCTCTAATCATAGCACTTTTTCTAAAATTATCCAAGAATTTTTCTAATTCTTTATCAACAATTTTCTCAAGGTCTTTTTGAAATGCACCCATAGTTTCAAATTTTAATTCAGATTTAATTAATTTAAGAGCCTCTTCAATAACATCATTATCATATTCACCTTTCAATTCTTTATTTCTCATCAACAAAGCGAATAATGGGTCTGTTTCTTTATCTATTTTAGTTTCATCTATTTCTTTTTCGGCTTCTTCAATCTCATCTACTATATCATCTACTGCCGTAGGGTCAATAGATAAAGTAGAGCCTCCACCTTCAGCATCATAATCTTCTCTTGCAGTTACATTTATTCTTGCTTCGGCTTCTTTAGCATCAACTTTAGGTCTGTATTGTTCAGGTATTTCTCTACCTATTTCGCTAAAGAAATCTCTAAATAATTCTAATGCTTGATATTCAGGTCCATTACTTTTAACTTTCATGCCTGATACTTTAATGATATAAGAAGGAAGATATGCATTTTCAGTTAATTTATTAATGTCGCTATATACTTCTTTTAGTCTTTGTAATTCTTCTTCTTCCTTTTCTGTTTTAGGGCTTTCAATAAGAGGTTGTGATTCATTAAACTGTGCAATAATTCTTTCTACATTTGTCATTTCATCATCTACTGCACCAACAAACCCATCAAAATCTTCAAATTTAGTTTCTATATTTTTCCAATATCTGTAATATTTTTCTCTTGATTCAGTAGATATAACACTCGCATTTACTAATGATTTTTCTAATAAGTCTAAACTTTTAAATTCAGGTATTTCAGCAATTTCACTTGCTTCCTCATCACTAATACCACCTAATCTTTCAATTAGTATTTGTATTGCTTCTTTATCTTCTTCATTTAAAATGTCTTTACCCATTCTACTTGCTCTTTGAGTTAAAACTTTATTTAATTCTTCAATTAATTCTTCTTTATTTTCAACAGCATTATATGTAACATCAATCTTTCTTGCTGATTTGATTGCCGCTACAAGTGAATCTCTATTCTTTTCTGTGTTTAAAGAAGTGGCTATTTGATTAGCATCTTTTCCATCAATAATAAAATTACTAATAATACCCTCGTTTGGATTAAAGACCTCTCCCCTTTGTTCTTTATAATCAGTAATATCATTGAATAGTCTTTTTAATTCACCTATTCTCATTTTATCATTATCAGTTTCCTGTTGTACTAAGGCAAGTGTATCTTGTAGTCTTTCATCAGTAATTCTACCCCTTTCATATCTACCTGCATCTCTAAATAATCTTGTTCTTAATTCATCAGACAAGTTATCTATATCCATTACTCTTCCTCCTCAGTTGATGATTCTCTTAAAAATTTCTTAGTAATTAAATACTCTCTAATACCTGCTGCTTGTCCTCTAACTTTTAATCCTTGACTTCTATATTTACCTGTGGTATCATCGGCAATATTTTGAATTGTTGATGCTAACTGAGCCTTTATAGCATCTTCTACATCTAAAAGAATTTCATCAATAAGACCTTTTGTTTCTGAAAAATCTTGTCTTGTACCAAACCAATTTGTAGAGTTATCTTCAAAATCACCATCTTCAATAAAATCTCTCATAGAATTTAGTCTATCTTCTTGAGATTCTGTTGAATCATTTTCACTAAAGTAATCTTCTATATTATCAAAAAATGTATCTATCAATGTTCTCATGGAAACATTATATGGAGAGTACTTATCTCTTTCTAATGTCATTTTAATAATAGTCATCAATGCTCTCATTGATTTAATAAAATTATCTTCTGAAGGGTCTGCAAATAATTTACCTGTTGGTAGGTATTGTTTAAATCCTCCCGTTGGTACTATTTGTAAAGCCTTATCTTTTCCTTCTAATCCTAAATCTATGTAACTATTGTACATTAATGCTAAAATATTTCTTTCAAAACGATTCATAGGAGTTTCTAACATATCAATAAAATCTGATAGCCCCTTTTCAGTATCAAATGAATACGCTAAATCTACAAAGTCAGCACCTGTATTACCCCTAAAGTTAAAGTATTCTTTCATTGATTGTCTATTAGAAGTGATTTCATCTTGTTCTTCCTTTGGAAGTTTTCTAAATTCAGCCTCCATCTTGTTCTTTCTTCTAATATCATCTTCGTATCTTTTAAGCCAAGTAGCATTCTCGTTCTTAACTTGAGATTTAATCCAATCAATTAGTTTTGCTCTTTGAGTATAATGTCTTTCATACTTTCTACTACCTTTAGGTGCTTCTTCTAATTGAACTCTTGAAAGAATTTCATAGCCACCGATGTTAATGTCTGTATTAGATTCTTCCATTCTTCTATTAATATAACTAATAGTCCAATCGTGAAGATAATCTTTTTGTCTTTGCGTACCTCTATCTCCCCTTCTTCTAACTTCTACATCTCTAACCAATTGTGTAATACTTTGTGATTTATATCCTAAGTCATAAACAATACCTATACTTTGATTTCTGATATTTTTAAATATACCTTCGGCTGAATTAGTCTTTTGTAATTTTTCTACTAATTCTTTAAATTGACCTTCAGTAAGTCCTGCAATTTTATTACCGAGTCTTTCATGAGTAAGTAATTTTTCTGATGATGCTTCTCCTACTTCCATTGTTTTAGGGTCGGCTACTCTTCTTGTTCTTTCTTTTGTTCCTTCTCTTCTAACTCTTTCGCTTGCTCTACCGTATTTATCTTCATCTTTACCTGATACTACTGTAATATCTTTCATACCCTGTGCAGAATATTTGTATTTATTAGTAAAGAAATCAAATACTCTTTTATCAATACCACCTACTACATCAGGTTCTAATCTTAATTTAAATACATTTTGGAAAAATTCAGGATTAGGATTTTGTATTGATTCTAATCCCATTTTATTATACCATCTTTTATCTCCACTTTTAAATTGACCTTTCGTACTTTCATCTATAAATTTATACAAAGCGTAAAGTAATTCAACAGATGGTTCATTAACCATCATATCATAAAGAGCATTCAATGTTTCAATTGTCCACTCTTGATTTGTCTTACCATCGGGCGAAACAATCTCACCATATGTTTGACCCATAGGTGTATTCTCACTTGCTAAAGAAATATCAGATGTTCTTTTCAAACCTTCATAATGTTTTAATCTCTCTTCAATAATCTTTAGACTTTCTTCTCTTGTATCAGCAACCTTAGTCCTTCTACCTGTAATCATTTGTGTAACTACACTATCTTCTAAATCATTACCTTCCTTAGAAGAATTAAACCCTTCTCTAAGTTTAGTAATTACATTATCTAAATATTTATCTTGTAAATCTTGATTTGTAACTTCAGCAATCTCTTCTTTAGAAGGTAATTTACCTGTTCTAAATCTTGAGATTAAAGCCCCTACTGATATAGGTGGCTTATCCGCTTTCAATAAAGAAATCCAAGACATATGACAACCTCACAGTTGAGATTGTACAAATGCTACTACTACCAAAATAGAAGGTATTGCAATAAGAATTTGTTTCTTATATTGCTTAAGTTTAGCGAGAATCTTATCAACCTTTTTCTCACTAATAATTCCTAAATCTTCAGCAATATCGAGAGCATCTTCTACTAAATCTTCTACATCTTCTATTGTTTCTTTAATTTCTTCTTCCTTTACCATTTTATTCACCTTTAATTGTGTCCATAGTATTACTATGAGTATTATTTTCTGCTTCCATAGCCATTTGATGTCTATGTTGTGCTTCTTCTAAACCTCTTCGGTGTTCATATTCAGCAGGTACTTCTGTAATTTCATTAGCCTGTTCCGCTTCCCATGTTCTTAAAAGAGTATTAAATGCGGGTGCAGCAATTCCACCAATAATAGCGATTAATGCAATAAACCCATCAAGATTCTGCAATACTACATCAGGCTTCATAATACCTGTATAAACAACTGCACCTGAAGCCAAAAGCCACAAATAAATAGCAGGTAAAACAGTTTTATTTACTAATTTGTCGTTAAATGTATTTTTATCTTTACCCATTTTACATCACCTGTGTTCCAACCATAATAGACGATACTATCCCTATTAATCCTAATATTACTTTCTTAATTAAATCAAACCCTTCCCCGATAATTTGGTTCTGTGCATCCATTGATGTTGCTAACTCCGTTAATCTCGTACTTAACTCTAACTGATTATCCGCTAATTTATCTAAAAGTAATTCATGTCTATCAACCTTTGTTTCAATATTATCTAATCTAATATCTTGAACATCGTCTTTAGCCATTGTATTACTCACCTAAATCATAATAATAATCTTCTGACCTCATTGTATTAGGGTCAAAACTATCTATTTTATCTGAATGCCAACCAAATAAATAATTTCTAATTGCTCTTGGTTTTTGACTCATTCCTAATACTCCTAACTTTTTTAGAACATGTTGATTAACATCTCTTACAGAAGTTTTACCATCTACTGATGACATAAATTCATCAATAACATCTCTAACATTTTTAGGTGGTACAGGTTTCTTTCTCTTTAATATATTTGCTTCTTCCATATCTGTTTTTAATATTTCTTTCCAACTCATGTTAATCTCTCCGCTACACTATCTCTAATCTCAGTCCATACTTCAGGATATTTTTCTATTAAAACTTTTTGTATAATTTCAACTTGTTGAACAACAACAGTTTCCTCTCTTTTATGAACCAATTGTCCTTTAAATTCTAACATATACTTTAGAGATTCTCTAATTTCTTTTGCTAATTTTGTTAATGAATCAATTTGTTTTGTGCCTAAATCAGTATTTTCTAATAACTCATTTACTTTATTTTGTAATGTAGTTACATTTCCTGATAATATATCTATTTCGTTTAAATCCATTCTCGCTACCTCCATAGCACCGTGTTGTTGTACAATTGGTTTCAAATGTTTTTTCATATGTAATTGTACTTGGGCTTCTGAACATGATAACATTTCAGCAACTTCTGATATTTTTAATTCTCCTTCGGCTATTCTAATTTCTATTTCGGCTCTATTAGAATGTGTACATAGTGGACAAGATGGGTTTGAGTTATCATGATAACTACCTAAATGGTTTTGCATGTGCTTTTTAGAAGTACCTGCCCACCAATTATTTTGTTTATCTAATTCATCACAAGTAATATTTCCAGCAAGAATATCCTCTTCTAAACCATCACGGTCTTCGTGTTGGCATAATTTACAAGACTTTCTTACCTTTCTTGTCATAAAATCAATCCCTTGCTAAGAAAGCACTATTACCGCCCTTTCTACTTTTACTTCTCTTCTGTGGTATCTTTTTATTTTCTTCTGCTAATTGTCTAAAATCTTCAGCCGTCAATGAACCATCTTTATTTTTATCAAGATGCTTCTTCTGTTTATCAGTCAATTTTTTATTTTTAATTACAGTCCACCATTTCATATTATCACCTTCTAAATCCAACGCAACCACTATATTGTTTTTTAGGGCATTGCTTTGCTAATTTAATGGGAATATCACTACTTCCTAATTGTTTTGCTAAAGGACAATCAGGTTTAAAACACCTACTCTTCTTTTGTAAAATTTCTTCTAATGATGAAACTTGACTACCAAATTTTTCTACTTGCAATTCACCTTGTTGTTTTAAAATTAATCCAGGTTTTGCTATACCTTCTTTTGCTTTCGGGGTTTCAAACTCATTTATTTCTTGTCCTAACACATTTAACACCTCTTTAATTGTTTTATTTAATGCAATATTATTTCTTGGAAATCTTAATTGAATATTTTTAATCTTTTCAATACCTTCAACTCTATCATAACCTTTTGCAAAATTTAATAATTGTGCTTCTTCAGCATTTCTAATTGCATAAGATTCATTTGTAAATGCAGCATTTAATCTATCTTTCATAGGTGCTCTTGATTTACCTGCTGGATAGATACTTCTATTATTCAAAACTTCTATTACCTTTTCTTGTACGCTTTTAATTTGGGCTAACTGTCTTGGACCTGCTGAATTATTAAATACTGCAATTCTGTTTCCATCACCCATTTTAATTTTATCTACACCTTTTAGTGCTTTTCTTGCAATTGCTAACAAACCATTCTTACCGTATTCAGTTTCACCTTCACCTGTAATTGCTTGCCATAGTGGAGGTTTTGCTTTACCTTTCTTTTCGTTATACCAATCAGAATTTGTTTGTGCAAATTGCCCTTTGAAACCCTGTTTATTTTCTTTCATATAGGTTACATATTCATTATATGCTTCTGTTCTATAATGTCCAAATACTTGTCCTCTTTCTACGATAGGGTCATCATCAGTTTCAGTAAAATCAATAACGGTAGTAAAGGGAATATTTCTTGGATTCCATTTAGGATTTTGTAAAACTGCTAATAAATCTTCAATATCTTCTTCTAACTTATTTCTGTGTTCTGTTTCTATAACATCTCCATCAAAAATTTCTGTTAATGATTCTAATAAAGCACCTAAACCTTCTGTGCTTCTTGCTTGGTCTCTCGCATAAGTAGCATCACCGTGATTTAATACTGTATCTAAAACAGTATCGGGTTTTGCTTCTCCAACTTTACCTCCAACAATTCCCCATTCTGTACCTTTATTCCATCTTTTTTTCCATGAATTAAAAGCACCTTTAATCTCACCAATGTTTAAGCCCTGCTCAACATTATCAAAATCTGTACCTTCAAATTTACTCATTAATCATCACAACCGCAAGGTGTAGTTTTATCATTACATCTTTCACAAGGAGGTTTTTCACCATACATTATATTTGCTTCAGCAGGTCTAAAGCCCGCATTTGTTGTCATTCCTATTCCTGCTCTTTTAGATAATAAATCACGCCAACCGAATTCTCCTGTATATTGGTCGTTAGATTTAAATTCTTCTTCAAACTTTCGTCTTTCTTCATCTGTCATTTCTCCTGCTTGTACTTGTGGTCTATCTCTTATTTCTTGTGCTTGTTCTTCTGTTAGTTGGTCTGATACTTCAGGATTACTTTCAGCACTTTCTTGAAATTGTACTAATCTAATTTGAAATGCAAAACCTACATTTCCTGTAAATTTCTTAACTAATTCTGTCATTTCAGACTTGGCATAAAGATTTTGTAAATTGTTTTTAACATTTCTTCTAACTTCGTTATTATTAATGTCGGCTTGTCCATCTCCGTCTAAATCAAAAATACTTTCTTCAGCATCATTAATTACATCATCTAAATATTCATCAACATTGTTAATTAAATTCTTAACATCCTTTTCAATCCTACTACCTAACGCTGTCCATTGGTCGTCAATAAATGATTGAGGTGGGTCAGCCATAAAATCAATTTCTTCCTCATCATCTTCATCTTCATCTTCTCTATAAGATTCTTTGTCAAATAAATGTTGTTGTTTTGTATATGATGCATCAAATATTGCAGACATCATTTCTTCTGTAAATTTAAGTCCTGCATCCACCATTCTATTATATCCTGATGAACCCATAATTCCTTGAATACTTCTTTCTGAATCTACAAATGATGCAGGAGGTGGACCTGTACCTCTATCTTTAGTAAGACTTGTTAAATAACCTTCAAGCATACCTTCAATATTCATCATAGCAATTTCCATACCAATACTTTGAATGTTTTTAGATGCCTTTGATTTCTTTTTATCTATTCTTGCAAATCCTGGATTTTCAGGGTCTAAATTAATTGATGATTGTCCAAAAGCACCAACCTTACCTAAATATTCATCAAAGGTATTCATTATGGTTCTAAACCAATTTACAAGACCCACCTTTTGTAGTCTTATTTCATCAGGTAAAGGTTCATCAGGATTTTCTTCTCTAAAGTCAGCAACATTTTGTCTAATATTACCATCTTTATCTCTAATTATAGATTGTTTATCTCTTCTGAATGGCTTTTGTTTAAACCCATAACCGTCAATAAATACTGAACCATCGGGTTTTTGAAATCTATCACCGAGTTTGATTTTGCGTTTATCATCATCATCTTTTAGTATATTTCTCCAACTCATTCTTCGTTCCTCCTTAGAGCCTTAACTAAAGAATCAATGACATCTAAGGGCATACCTAACTTTTTACCTTCTTTGGTGAATGCTTTTAATGCTGTTTCCCAATCAGTAATATCTTCTTCGGTAATGCTCTTTAGATACTTTTCCCATGTCATTATTGTAACTCTCCCTTCTGAATCATTTGTTTAAATAACATTTCTACACTCTTACTAAATTTTGTAAAATCTTCAAGAATATCCTTAGCCTCATCAACATCAAAAGGCATATTAGTTGATGCAGGGTCATCTCCAAAAGATTCTCTTGCTAACGCTTCCATTTCTTCTATATTGTCCTTCAGTCTTGCTATAAAATCAACAATACTGTTAAGTCCTGTATATTGTTTTTGTAAGGTATCTTCCCATGACATGTAATCGCCTTTGAATACTTTATTTTTTTACTACTATATATTAATTACTTAAGATTAGGGTCTATACTTAAGCGCATCATCAAAATTATTTGTAACCCACTCATCAGCAATATCTACTATTTTTTCCATCATATATTCAGCCTGTATATCAAAATGGTCTATATCGGCTCTAATTCTATCTTTCCACTCTTGAGGATAATTAGAATATTTTACAATATTAGTTTTTTTAAATCCCGCTAATAATTGTAGTCCGTAATTAGGTATTTTATCTCCTGAAGCCTTTAAAGCATTACTATCATATGTATTTAATTTGTGTGCAACTCCAGCACTCCAAAAATCAAGCGATGGAATAAATGATTCCCATCCTTTAGAATGTATTAACCATAATAATCTACAAGCATCCTTTCTTGATATATTTTCAGATTTAGTATAAATAAAATCTACTATAAAAATTTGCATAGTTTGGTAATTTGTTCTATCATTAGGTATAAATTCCATACTACTATCAACTAATTTAGACATATGACTTCCTTTAAATTTATTACCTACTCTCCTTCCACTAAAATTATAACTAAAATCAGCAGTACTAAAATCATATTTTCCTCCTTCATCAGGATAAAAACTAAAAGCATTATATTGTTTAACAAAACTTTCAATTACATCTGTTATTCTACTATAATATTCTAAACAATCATCGTTTGGTTCTTCTTCAGGAACAGGCTCATCTTCTTCATCTTCTTCCTCATCAGGTAATTGTTCTGTATCAGTTAATAGTTTTGTTCTTGCTTGAGTTACTGTTTCGGCTTTTCTAATATGTGAAGTGACTTTACCAATCACTTTATTTGCTAAACCTGAATTAGATATAATTCTATTACCTATTGATGTAAGCCAAGTTTCAAGCCTAACATTAACCCATGAAGATATATCTTGCGGTCTAATATCAGTTTGCTTAAGATTTTCTACAAATTTATTTTTTATATCCATATCTGTTACATAAAATTTAGAGCCTTCAGGTAATTCTTTAACTGCGTCTAATAAAGCATTTTTAAACTCTTGAAAATAAATGCTATGTAATTTTCTTTTCTTTAGAATAGTATTCCAACTCATTGTACCACTATCCTATTAATTAAATCTTTAAGGTCAGATATTCTAATATGATATGTTCCTCTTGAATCAGGTATAGCCATTTGATACCAATACCTTTGGTTTTCTTGTAAATTCATAAACCAATAATACATAAACTGTGGGTCAAGTTGGTCGGTAGCAATAATTTTAATTCCTATATATTGAGGCTTAAATTCCTTAACAGGCTTACCTACCGTGTTTGCATCATGTACTCTAATAAGCCAAAAGTCGGCATCTTGCATATTAGTACCAACTTTAATTAATTCAGACTTGAGTATTTCTTCCCACATATTATCATCTCTTTCTCGGATAGTTTGGTTTATTAGGTCTTTTCTTTTCAGATTTTTGACTTGGCTCTCCCTTCTTTCTTTTTATCGGTTTTCTAACTTTATTTTTATTTGGCAATCAATCACCATCTACTTTCATTGCTTCAGGCTTACCATGTTTAACCCAACATTCATAGCAAAACCCAAATGGGTAAGTACCTTCAGTACTATAACAATGACCGCAAAATACAAAATTCATTTTTTACGCCTCTTAGTTTTTCTTTTTTGTTGGTTAATAAAAGTCCTATAAATACCTGCCGCAGTTTTTTTACCCATTTCTCTTGCTCTTTGTTCCATAGCAATAGCCGCTTGAGTTTTATGTGCGTGTGTTCTTTTACTTCTTTTTATTTTTGCAACTGAGCGTTTTGCATCTTTTACAGTTTTAAATCCTAAACCGTGTATTGTACCTTTAGGATTTTCATCTGTATATAAATCTGAATGTTTTTTAGAATTAGCAGGTTGCCCTTTTTTTCTTGGGATTCTTTTTGCTTTGAGAATATCCTGCCAACTCATTATTTTTCCCTCTTTTCACGATTCTCTTTAATTTCTTGGTTTCTTTTCCTATCTCTTTCTTTTCTTCTTTCTCTAACTTCAGGTCTTTGGGAGTATTCCTTATCATATGCAACTTTTTTTTCTTTAACATCAGGTCTTCGGATGTATTCTCTTCTTCTTTCTTTAACTGATTTTTTCCATAGTTCTTCTAAATTGTCAATTAATTCTTGATACCTTTTTCCTTCAGCAAAACTTAATAGTCTATAAAATTCTTGTTCAGTAATGTTATTTATAAAATTTCCATAACTTACTGCTTGCATAAGACCTTTTGACGCTTTAATGTTTTTACTATCTTCTCTTGTAATGCCAAATACATCTGCTAAAAAGAATTGAAGGTCGTTAATAGACTTAAGAATATCTTTCCATGAAATATTAACCCCTCCTTTTAAACCAACCGTGAAGTCCATACTTTTCTTCTAAACTAAAAGTACCTTTTCTTCTTTTCTTTTTCTTTCCCTTTTTACCTGCTCGTCTTTTGTAATCTTTACACGCTGAACAAGTTGGGCGACATCTTCTTTTTTTACCCTTAGAAGCATCTGCTCTACCACAAGACCTACGCTTTTTTCCTTTACCACATGAAGAACAATCAATCCATTCTTTGAATATTATTCCTTCCCATGATTTAGATATATCACTATCAAGATATTCTTCAGCAATTAAGATTCCTATTTCTTCTCCTGTTTCTATATCACTTGGGTAATGACTACCCATTAATACTCTTGATAAAGCAATTGCCTCAGCCATGTTAAATAATTCTTCTTCGTTTTCAGGATGTTCTTCAGCAAGAACCTTTGCTAACGCAAACGCTTCTATTGCGTGTCCACTTGGAAAAGATGGAGAATCATCAGTATCTGTCATTGATTTAATTTCTTCAGATACTTCATATGGTCTTGGTCTTTTATATTTCATTTTTAATTGAATAGTATGAATATCTACATCTCTAATAAAATCTTCCCAATCATTCATATCTTCCCCTACAATGTCTAACATCATTTGATGATTATTTTTATCTAAATCATTTTTAACATCTTCATCCATTTCATATTTTTTCATTACATTTAATACTTCAGGAATTTCTGATTCATTATCGGGAAATGATAATTCAGGAAACTCTACATTAAACGATGGTTTGCTATTTAGTAATTTTTTTTTACTATTAGATAATTCTTGCATCCATTTTGATTCAGATTTCTTTACTGAATTTCCCCAATTAGCAGCACCTTTTTTTCTACATTGAACTAATGCGCCACTTGCATAAGCACTGGGCCACTTTTTATATCTTCTTCGCACTTTGTAATAACAAGCATCTCTTTTACCTTTAGATTTACCATCTCTTCTTGTCTTTTTCTTGGCTCTTTTAGCACCTGATTTTCTACGGGCTTTGCTTTTCTTTTGAATTATATCCTCCCAATTCAAAATAATCACCACAATTTTTTACACGCTAAACATTTAGGAGTTGTAATTCTACCTTTACATTGGTCGCAGTTATGTCTTGCTTTAAAATTAGCCCTGCGTTTTTTATTGGTATGTGTTCCCCCACCTCTATTCTTTCCTTTTCCTTTATAATTACCATAACCTTTAGCACCTGCATGAATCTTTTTACCTTCATGCGTTAGCATCATAATTTTTTTACCTGCTCTATCTGAAGGATAAACACGACCTACTCTCATATCTTCTTTTTTCTTAGGTTTGCGCTTTTTTGTTTTGCGCTTTCTTGTTTTGCGCTTTTTTCTTTTTATGATATTTTCCCAACTCTTTTTTATAAAACGCTCATTATACAATTTGAATGATTCAATTTCATCCACAGTTAGGGGTCTTCCTTCTTCTTCTTCAATTTCTGATAAAGTAGGATTGCGCCCATACATATTATCATAAATTTTAAAATAATCTACAATCATTTCATTTATAGTTGCTTCAGGTCTTATATCCTTTTGCTTTCTGTTCATGCCCCCTCTTATCTTGAATTGTTCCTCTTTGTTTCTAATATTATCAATTTTATTATATGTAGGTAAATTAGAATTTTGTGTTAATCTACTTCTCATTTTTGCATGAAAATTTAATTCTTCTCTAAGCGTTCCTTCATCATCATATCTTCTTATAAGATTTTCAAATCTTGTATGATATTTTTGTTTATCTTTACGATTTAATGATTCATATTCTTCATCAGAAATAATCATACTTTCATACATATCTTCAGTAGCATAATCTTTACCAAATCTTACAATATCTTTAATATTTCTTATTTTAGTTTTTAAAATATCCTCCCATGACATGATTATTCCTCCAAAATATAATCGCCATGTTCATGTTCTTTCATCCAATCTTTATGGTCTAATATATCACTAATGACATATTTTAAATATCTTTCATCAAAGCCTTTAAATTCTTTTCCAGCGTCTATGAAACCTTGCATTCCTACTGCACCGCCTTCATCTTTCAAAACTTTTTTAATAAATCTTTCATAGACTTTATACTTCTTATTCTCAACTGCTTTGAGTTTAGCCTTTAAAATATCTTTCCACATAATATCACATCATATCAAAAATTCTATCATATTCGGCTATAACTCTTTTTGAAATTTCATTCCAATTAACTTCATCCATTGTATAACCACTACCTAAAAATTGTCTTACCCATTCTGAATCCATACCAACAACTGTTCTTGCATTATTTTCCCATGTATCTCTCCAAATTTGTTGCATGGCTTTATCACTTATATCGAAGCCCATCATTCTATTTAATTGTAATGATTGGTCTATATGATGTGGTATTGTAACTTTTAAATCTTCCATTATAATTTCTAATAATGCTTTAGTTGCATCATTTTTTCTTATAATGTCATTCCATCTCATATAAATCACTCAAATGGGTCATCTTTTAATCTAATATCTCCCTTAGTTTTTACTAAAATTTCAAGTAATTTTTCCTTAGATAGACCTTTTAGATAATATTCAATTTCTGTAATAATATCCTGTTTAGTAGCCATTGCTAATTCTTCTTCAGTTTTATTATCATATACATCTTCAAATGATTCATTGACATCAGGTTGTCTATCATCTACTTCTAATAAGTCATCGGCTTTACTCCCACCTGCTGACCTTATTTGTGGTTTTCTTCTAATTGTTTTTAAAATTGTCATCCATGTCATTGTTCTTCCCTACTCCATAAGTTAGACCATAGAGAATTTCTCTTATAATTTTCTCTAAGGTATTCGTTAATTTCTTTTCTTGATGGTGAATTAAACTTTAATTTGCTAATAATTTTTTTATACATTTCTTCAAAATCTGTATTTTCGGTTACCATTTCATCAACCATTTCTTTCCAATCAGATTTATTAATAGGTTCAGGTAATTTTCTAAAAACAAAATTTCTTCTACCTCCAGCCTCACTTGCAATTATATCTTCTTTAGATTCTACTAACCCATCTCTTTCTAATGCTTTGAGTGTAAATACAAGAGAAGTAGTAGTAAAATTACCTGCCATTCTACCACCTCTATCTTTTAATCTTTCTAAAACTCCACCTGCTGATAAAAATTGGTCTTCTGTTACGCCATGTTTATAGACATATCTTTTATTATGTGGAGAGGTAGCCTTACCTTTTAGAATATTAGCCCACATAAATATCCCTTAGTACAATTTAATTTAAAGTTACTATTTAAAAGTTATCACATTTTAGTAGTAATTATACTCATGAAATAGTGGTACACTCTATTAAAGACCGATTCATCTTCAATCTTATCTTTTTGATTTTGGTATAAATATTCGATAACATCCCTTATTAATTTATAGTAAAATTCTTGTCGTAATTCTTTATTACCTATATAGTTAAAAAATAAATTAAATTTGTCAAGATTTTTATTAATTTCTTTTTCCCATTCATCTAAAATAATATGTTTAGTTGTTTGTAAGTTAATGTCTTTATCGGCATCTGCTTGTAAAACAATAATATATTGAGTCATAATCCAAGGTATTACATAAGGGTATCTTGTTTCCATTGATTCGCTTTCAGGTATTGTACCGAAAGAAATATCCATATTAAATTCAGGTTCATTTCCACTATGCCCAAAGACATTTAAATCCCACAAATTTCCATATTCATTATAATTTAAACCAAATTCAGTAAAGCCCTTTGCATAGAAATGATATTCTTTTTCATTTTCAAGCATTCTTTTTATTTCACACCAAAAATCTTCATCTTGAGATAGAGCATCTTTCATTCTAAAAATATTATTAAATGATTTAATATAAGGTTCATACATTATTCTTTTTAACTCTAATAACCATTCATAACATTCATTTTCATCGTCATCAGGTAAGGGTTGATTGTCCGACCTTAATTTTCCTCTAAGGGAAGTGCTTGGTTTATTAGTTAAAATTGTTGATGAGGATTGTGCTGGAATACCATAACTCGTTTTTTGATTCTTTTTTATAACATCTTCCCAATCCACTATAATTCCCTCCTTTTTCTTTCAATAACGCCTCTTGCAAAATGTTCTAATTCACCACAAAATCTAACTAATCCTGTTCTAAAGCCACGAGTTTTTCCTACTTGTCCTAAAGCGATAAACCATGATATAGAATGTCCATAAGAATCACCAATTTTAGTCTTGATTCCTCCACCATCTACTATATGTTGCCCATTTCTAAAATCATAAAAAGCACTTGTTTCTAATAATTTACAAAACCATTCATTAGAGGATGGATATTGTGTATCTAAATAATGATAAAATCTAAGACTTATATCAAAACCTACATCACTATTATGTTTTGCCATATAACAGATTGATTGACCCTGCCCTCTTTGTTCTTCAAAAGAAGTTTGAGTGTACCATTGGTCGTCATCATAACGCTGAATCCAATCTTTAATTTCTTCTACTGCTTCTCTCCATAATTGTTCACAGTCTTTATCATCTTCTTCATCGGGTAATGGGTCATCATCAGTTCTTAATTTTTGACGACCTACTTGAATTTGGCTCTTTTTGAAATCAAATTTCTTACTCCCATGTAATTGTATGGCGGATAAAAATCTATCTGCCATCAAATCACCTCTTTTAGGATTTAGTGTCAATACACTTTTTTCAAAATTTCTTAACTCTCTTGCGAATCGTGCTACATTTCTCCACCAATCAAATAACATTTGTTCATCAAAAGATTGACCTGCGCTTCCAAAGCCTTCTTCAGCATCAAACATCATTGTAAATACATTAGGCATATCACCATCAGGCGTTACCATTTCTACTTCAAGAACACACCTATTATTTTGTAATTGTAGTTCGCAGATAAAATATAATTTTACATCTTTTTTTGTTGGTGGTATTAATTCACCTTTACTTGTTCCTCTATATGTAACTTTACCTCCGAGTCCAGCAACATAAACCCTTCCAGCATCACTTGTATGAGTATTAAATGATAAGGTTTCTAAAAATTCACACCATTGTTCAGGAGTAAGAAAATCTCTATAACCTAAATCTAATAATAAAGTTTTATTAGGGTCTATAATATTACCCATCTTTTGAAATTGTCTAACAAGATAATCAAATTTTTGAAAACAATCTTCATCGTCATCATCAGGTAATGGATTATTATCAGACCTTAACTTTTGCCTTGCTTGGCTTACCTGCACTTTAATAATATCTTCCCACATTAGGCATACCTCTCTATAACGCTAAGTAATTCATCAAATTGTTCTAAAGTATCAAATATTTCTAATTCATAAACATCATAACCTGCTTGGTCTGATACACCTTCGTAAAAAAATCCTATAATTATCTTATCTTCTGATGGTACATGGGTTAAATATGCACAATCTGTTCTTTTTATAATATTATTACGGGAATATAAACTCACACTATCATCTATACTAACCCTAACAGCAATTCTATATTTTTTTAAATTTCTAAAAAAGTCTAAAAATTTACAAAACATTTCATCTGGAACTCTATCCAACCTAATAAATCTATAACTCTTATACTTAGTATTAGCCTCTATCATAGCATCTAAATACATAAACTTTCTTTTACAATCCTCTTCTTCATCATCAGGAAGAGGTTGGTCGTCAGACCTTAACTTTTGGCGACCTACTTGTATTTGATTTTTTAACACATCTTTCCACATTCTAAATCCCCCTTGTAAATTCTCTAATATTATTCATAAATGTTGGGTCGGTTGGGAAAGATACTTTTGCATTACTTTCAATAGTATTTTTGATAGCCTCATGCATAAATTCTAATTCTTCCATAACCCCTATGGTTAAATCGGGCATCGAAAATCTAAGAGCCACATGGTATTTTGAATCAATATCAAGAGCAGTAAAAATATTAATATCTATTTCTACTTTATCCTCATCTGGATTATCTCTTTCTCTATCTAAATAAAATCTAAAAAGTACTTTTAGTCCATCACCAAATGTTTCTTTTGTATCAAATCTTGAGGTCATGTATAAAACTTCAGGTTTTCTATGTATTATAGTTAAACTATGATGTTCATAGTCAGAAAATCCTGCTAATATTTTACACCATTGGTCTTCATCATATAAATTTCTTGAAAATGCCTCTACTGTTGCAACGGGAACATTTCTTTTATTAGCATAAGTATTACCTTGAAAAGTTACCACATGTTTTAAAATTTCTCTAAATATTTTATCTACAATAGGGAAACATTCATCATCATCATCATCAGGTAGTGGTTCTTTATCAGTACGCAACTTCTGTCTTGAAGTAGTAATCTGAACCTTTAGTATATCTTCCCAATTCATAGCCAATCACCTAATTTTATTTCTCTAAAATTACTTTTATATTTCATTGGTTCGGTAGCATTTTTAAAAGGAAGATGAAAATCAAGAATATCAATATTAAAACCTAATATTATTTCACGAGTATTAGTTTTAAAAACTACAAACCTACTCGTTTTCATAGGTTGTAACATATCTCCATTATTTCTTAACCTTGCTCTATATTTACTTGAATGAGTAACAGTATAAGGTGTTCCTTCTATTATTTTATCGAGTTGCTCATGTGAAGTATTAATTTTAGATACCCAATTTTCTAATTCGGCTAATACTAAACACGCTTCTTCAAAAAGTAAGTCTTTTAAACTACGGTCATATATATTAAGTCTTATACCATGATGATAATGACCCATGTAATCAAAAATTATCGGATTACCAAATTCAATATATGCATAAAATGTTGATGCATTTCCTCTTACACCTAATTCTGATACTAAATTTTCTTCAATATAATTTAACTCTTCCTCACTTCCATTTACTAATTCCCATTCTAATTTTGGTTTCCACATAGCAAATTTATCTATATAATCAATTATTCGTTCAAGGCAATCATCCTCATCTTCATTATCTGGTAAAGGTTCATCATCTGTTCTTAATTTCTGTCTTGCAACAGAAACCTGCACCTTTAACAAATCTTCCCACATAATTAATACCTACTTTCATCGTATCTTTTCCCATCTAATCTATCCAATACTCTACTTCCTGAAGTCCAATCTACTTTAGGATTATAATTAATAGGGTCGGGCAATTCTTCTCCATCTTCTACAATAATAAATTTATAAGAAGGTGCATTTATCATCATCGCTATACCATCATATACAACAGCATGTCCACCAAATAAATTTCCTTCAACAGTCCAAGGTCGAGGATTTCCTTTTTCATACATTATTCTTTCTATTCCATCATACGCATCTTGTCTTGTATCAAATAATTCTTTAGGGTAATGAAACCACTCACCTCTCATTCCTGGCGAATTATACTGTTCAGTTACAAACACTTTATATTTTACATCCTCATCTTCAGGTAATGGTTCAGCATCTGTACTAACCTTAGTTTCCGTTTTAACTTTAGAACCTAAAGATGGTTTAGGTGTTTGTGTTGGACCAAATCTCTTTAAAATATCTTCCCACATTAAACATTCCTTCCTAATCTTCTAAGAAGTGCATCATAACTTATGCCCTCTTTTGTTGCTTGTTCTTTTAAATCTTCAATCTTATACATTTTTTGATTAATGTATAAATATCCTGGATTTGCTCTTTCAACTTCAGCAATAGTTTCTTCAGCAGTTTGTCTATCCTCACCTGAAGTATCTCTCAAATCTTTTGTTTCTCTAATATTTTCTTTTACATTTCTTGCTACTGCATCTGCAACAATAGTAATTAGTTTAGTTTCACTACTTACTACACTATCTCTTGTTAAAGTTACAGATGGTCCGAGTAATCTTTCAAAGTAATAATCACCTGATTCATCCTCCATCATAATAATTTCAAATACTTCCCTTTGCTTAGTATCTTTATGTCTATATGAAATTCTAATTTGTAATATCTCATCTGAAATATACCTCTCTCTAACATTGATATTAGAAACTCTATCCTCTCCCTCTCTCATGGCTTGAGTAATTTTACCATAGTATTGACTTGCTGATGCTCTAACTGCTGCTCTTAATCTTTCAACAAAATTATCTACATCTCTTACAATTAGATTTTCGCCTTGATTATTTTTAATTTTTAATATTTCTTCCCATGTCATAATATATATCTCCCATATTCTTGTAATAAGTAAGGTTCTTCATCAATTAATTTTTCCTTTATCTTATTATACATTTTCATTGTTGCTGGATTTCTTCTCGCTTTTGCTTTTACTTGAGGATGTCTAAGTACTGCTAATAATCTACCATTAGGATTATCAGGCATTTGTACTGTATATGCAATATACTCTTCCATTAAATTATTACCTTCTGATATACCTGCGGATTTATCTTTATACGGGTAATCTAATATTTTTGATGCTTGATGTCCAAACTCATGAGCCAAAGTATCATATATTTTTTCTTGTTGTTCATAATAATACTGTATCATCATCGGGTGTTTTTTGGTAGCCAAATTAACTACTACTGCATCATCTTCAGGATTATAATATCCCATCGCTTGTCTTGGTTCATATCTAAAATCAGCCGTCATCATTTTTGAACTTAATTCATTTAACATATCGTTAAAATCTTCTAAATCATAATGTTCTTCAATTCTACTCTTATCAGTATTATAGACTACCTGCACTCTATCTAAAATTTTAGAAATAACTGAATCATATTTTGCTAATACTTCTTTTGTTGTCGGACCTGCTATATCTAATAAATCTTGTAAATCATTATGAAGTCTATCTATTTCAGGAGTCCAATATTCATATCTACCACCTTTGTAAAAACCCATAACATCTTCTAAGTCATCAAGAATATCATCCATATTTGATGGAGTCAAACTCTTAAGGACTTCAAACCATGTCATTTCTTTTCACCTGTGATTAAATCTTTCCCATCTTTTTTCTCAGCCTTATCTAATTCTTTAGACTTAGCATCAAACCATTCATCTAACAATTTACATCTTGTCATTATTCAAACCCCCTTTGCCTACCTTTAAAATTAGCCATTAACCTATGTGTTTTCAACGGATTATCCTTTCTTTTATACTTATCTCCAAATTGTCTTGCTATAAAATTGTAAATATCTGTGTTATGAAATGCCTTTGTAGCAACTGCCTCTACAAATCCTTCTACTGTTGTAGGTATATTATACCTTTCTAATAATTCTTTATTATTATTGATTTCATTTTGTAGTTTATTTCTCCTAAAAATGAAAAAGCCACCAACTGAATGTTTATATGTTTTTGACCTATCACCTGTATCAATAAATTTACCTTCTAAATCTGTACTATTAACCCAATCATCTATTTCATCCTTATATTGAAGATACCAATAAGACATAATATATCCTAAATTCCTATCAGGATTTTGTTCAAATAATAATTTAGGTCTTTCCCAATAAAAAGAAGGGTCATCTTTTCTACTGCTATAATTTGAAGCATCATACAAGTCGGCTTTAAGGATATTAAACCAACTCATGTAAAATACTAAAATATAATTACTATTTAACTTATATGGCTGCGAATTTAGAAAATGATATATAAATATACCATCGCTTTTTTTGAAAAAATGCCCGCAAATTTTTTTGGTACTTGCAAAAATTTTTTTTTATAATTAAATCTATTTCCAGAATAAGAATATTGTTTTAATTATACATATTAAAATCAGATTTGTTTTCTTTTGATTTAGATGACATCATTTCTTTCATTTGATTAACAACTTGATTTTCAAAGTCTGTATTTGGTTCTTCACCTCTATGTATATCTGCAAAATGGCGTATTTTATTGTTATATTGTTTAACTAACTCTACAAAGTCTTCTCTTAAATCATTAAAAAATTGCTGTATCTTTTCAGCATTTCTTGGTGGTATTCCTGCTGTTCTTGTAAAGAAAGTATAAAAGTCATTCCAATCTGCGAAATGATTTTCAAGTTTTTTCATAATATCTTCTAATTCTTCTTTATTATTATCTTCAGGCGGGTTATTTATGTAGAAATTGAACACCATAAGGTTGTCCTCGTATGCTATTAGGGTATGTTAGGGGTTATAACACTATGTATTGTGTATTTTTGAGCATTTTTAGGTTGTATGCTATTTTGTTGTACAGTTTGTATGCGATTTTGCGTTTTTATGCTGTTAGAAACACAGTTTTTTGCTATGAAGGTGTTTTTCTCTTGATGGAAGAAAAGAATTAAAACAATTAATATAAAATTCAAGAACCTCCAAAGTAGAACCATATGGATGCAAGAATGAATTAGGAAACAAAAAGAACCCTCCGCCATAAGAGATGATGACGAATGAACCTGCAAACAGAACCATATGGTTCATGCGTTAGCATATTATGAACCATGCAGGAGGGTAACATAATGTTCTTTGACGATGAAGAGTGATTACATCAGTAGAACATTTTAATTTGTTACCATATGGTTGTCGCTTTGCAGACATACCTTATCTCAAATAAAATAATAAAAGTAGTGCTTCAAAGTGAAGCGAAAAAAAAAGGAGAAAAAAACATGCCGAAAAATACAGAAAAGAAAGAAAAAGATTTGTCTATGACAGATGAAAGTTGGAACACAAGAACAGGGCGGGTATTGGAATTCTTGAACCATGAAGGTAATCAAGAATTTCTAAATTCGTCAGATGACATAATGGATGCCGTTGAGTTAATTCAAATGAACATTCGTCGTGGTAATCGTTCAGCCGATAAGAGAAAGAATTTGTGGAATCAAATTCTAATTGAAGGAAGAGAATGGACTATTGAAAAAACTGATGGTGCATTAGCAACTAATTGGCCTGTTTCTGTTGGAAAAGAATCAAATCTACCAGCACATGTGCAAGCAAGTCTTAAGCAAATTGAACAACACACCTTTGACACATTTGTTGAATTGTGGAATAACAATTTAATTGTTCAACAAACAATGGTTATTTCAGACCGCAACAAAGAAATGGGTGGTTCACCTTATCAAGAAGGAACAGAATTTGCAAAAGCAAGAGCATTTGCTAACAAGCAAAGATTTACCAAATATTTCAACGATGGTCGTTGGGATGGTAATTTTGACCTTGAAGCAGGGTTCAATATTGCACCACCAATTGATGAAAATGCTGAAACCGAAGAAACAGGTGATTCATCTGATGATTCGTGAAGAAGAAGATTGATTCTTTTTTAGAATCAGTATTTTCTTAGAGGTCTGAATCAATGTCAGTCTGAGTTTTGAATATTTCTCAGTAAAAAATATTCACCCTCATGGGGAGTTTTGGTTGCGAAGTCTTGGGCTTTTGTTTTCGTTATCACCTCCGTTAAAAAAATAGTAATATATTTTCTCCCCACCTTTTTTAAAATTTAATTTGTAAAAATTATTTTTTTAAAACTTAGGGTGCGTAGCAAAGCACTTACCATATGGATGCATCTTTGAGTAATACCTGATAATCCTACCATTATTCTATATGATGCCTAATCAGGAGGGCATAAGATGGTAGAAGAAGAAAACAACCAAGAAAGAAAAGCAACCAAAGAGGATGTAATTGAATTGGCTGAAGCAATGGGTATTGAGAGAAGCACATGTTCATGGAATAACCCTGTGAACAAGTTTGTCCATATGATTAACACATTGTTTATGCACGATTTGTCAAGTGATAGAGTGAACCAAGATTGCTTAATGATTCTAATAGGACAACCCATGAACCAATTAGAAGCCATTAAAACATCATACTTAGCGTTCAAGAAGTCTATTGACGAACAAAGAACGAATTACAAGAATGAACAAGAAAAGAAAGATGAGTATAGAGCAAAATTTGAGAATGTTCGA